GGTGGACAGCGAGTTGACGCCACTCTGCGTGGTGCTGATGCCCGTCGAGGTCGAAGTCGACAGCGAAGCGACGGAACTGTTGGTCGAACTCAAGCCCGTCGACAGCGAGTTGACGCCGCTTTGCGCCGTGCTGATACCGGTCGAAGTCGACGTGGACAGCGAAGCGACGGAGCTATTGGTCGAGCTGAGGCCCGTCGACAGCGAGTTGACGCCACTCTGCGCAGTGCTGATGCCGGTCGAGGTCGACGTGGACAGCGATGCGACGGAGCTGTTGGTCGAACTCAGGCCTGTCGACAGCGAACCGATGCCGGTCGAAGCCGACGTGGACAGCGAAGCGATCGAGCTGTTAGCCGACGAAATACCGGTCGACGTGGAGGTCGACAGCGACGCAACGGAGCTATTGGTCGAGCTGAGGCCCGTCGACAGCGAACTGACGCCCGTCGACAGTGAAGAAATCGCGGACGAACTCGAGCTCAGGCCGGTCGACAGCGAGCCGACGGCCGTCGAGGTCGACGTCGACAGCGTGTTGATCGCGGTATTGGTCGCGTAGAGCTGCGAACCGTTGATCGCGTCCGTGCTGGTGGCGGAGATTCGCCCGGCCGCGACGTTCGTGACCTGGCGCTCGGCGCCGGCTGCGCCGACGCTGACGACGCTGCTCGGCGTTGTGCCCGCGAACGAATAGGTCGTGCCGCCGACCGTGCCGGTGGCAGTCGGATTCGCGGCCGCGGTGACGGAACCGCTGCCGAGCGCGACGTCGCCGGCGTTGTTCGCGACGGCGTTCGGGCCGATCGCGACCGAATCGGTGCCGAGGGCCTTGCTGTCCGGCGCGGTGGAGTTCGCGTGGAAGTACTTGATGCCCTGGCTGTTGATGTTGTTGACCGCCGAGCCGACGTTGTTCGCGGTGGTCGTCGTGCCGTTCGCGTTGTACGTGGTGTACGACGGCGCCGAGATCGTGCCGGTCGCCGGGTTGTAGGTGGCGCCGCCGCCGAGTGCCGCAGCAGTGCTGTTGCCGAGGTTGTTGGTGTTGGTCGTCACCGAGCTGAGGCCGGTGGACAGCGAGCTGATGCCCGTCGAGGTCGACGTGGAGAGCGAGGCGATCGAACTGTTGGCCGACGAGATGCCGGTCGAAGACGAAGTCGACAGTGACGCGACCGAGCTATTGGTCGAGCTCAAGCCGGTTGACAGGGAGTTGACGCCGCTCTGTGCGGTGCTGATGCCGGTCGAAGCAGACGTCGACAGCGACGTCACGGAGCTGTTCGTCGAGCTCAGTCCAGTCGAAAGCGAGCTGACGCCGGTCGAAGTCGACGTGGAGAGCGAGGCGATCGAGCTGTTGGCCGACGAGATGCCGGTCGACGCGGAGGTCGACAGCGAAGTGACCGTGCTGTTGATGGTCGACAGACCGGTGGACAGCGAGTTGACGCCGCTTTGTGCGGTGCTGATACCCGTCGATGCAGACGTCGACAGCGACGTCACGGAGCTGTTCGTCGAGCTCAGTCCAGTCGAAAGCGAGCTGACGCCGGTCGAAGTCGACGTGGAGAGCGAGGCGATCGAGCTGTTGGCCGACGAGATGCCGGTCGAAGCGGAAGTCGACAACGACGTGACCGTGCTGTTGGTCGTCGACAGGCCGGTAGACAGCGAGTTGACGCCGCTCTGTGCCGTGCTGATGCCGGTCGAAGCGGAGGTCGACAGCGAAGTGACCGTGCTGTTGGTCGTCGACAGACCGGTGGACAGCGAATTGACGCCGCTTTGCGCGGTGCTGATCCCGGTCGACGTCGACGTGGAAAGCGAAACGATCGAGCTATTGGCCGACGAAATACCCGTCGACGCTGACGTGGACAAACTGGCGATGCTCGACGTCGTCGTGCTGGCGACCGCGTAAAGCTGGCTGCCGTTGATCGCATCCGTGCTGGCCGCACCGACGAGCCCGGCGGCGACGTTCTGGATGCGGCGTTCCGAGCCGGGCGCGCCGACACTGACCACACCGTTCGCCGCGCTCGCGCCGGCGTAGGTGCCGAACGTCTGAGTGCCGATCGTGGTGCTGCTGACCGTTCCGGTGCCGCCGGTTGCCGTCGTCGCGGTGGCGCTCGTCACCGAGCCGTTGCCGAGTGCAACCGAGTTCGCTACGTTTGCCGTCGAGTTGACACCGAGCGCCAGCGCATTGGTGGCTGTTGCGCTGGACCCTTGCGCAATCGCGACGGAACCGCTGCCGGACGCGTTGGAGTTTGCGCCCAATGCGGTCGCGAACGAATTGGTGGCCACACTGCTCGAGCCCAGGGCGACCGAACCTGCCGTCCCGCTCGCGGTCGAGCCGTTGCCGAGCGCCAATGCATCCGAGCCGGAGGCAATGGCCTTGGCACCGAAGCTCCCGCTGTTGCCGATCGCTATCGATCCAGTGCCGGTCGACGTCACCGAGTTGCCGATTGCAACCGAACCGTTCGTGCCCGTGGCGATTGCCGAACTGCCGATTGCCACCGCGCTGCTGGTCGCCACGCTGGTGTTGCCCAGCGCGACGGAACCCGTCCCGGTCGACGTATTGGCGTTGCCGAGCGCAATGGCGCCTTGCCCGTTCGCGGTATTGTTCGCGCCTACCGCAACGGCGCCGGTGCCGGTCGCGACGTTCGGGTCGCCGATTGCGACCGCGCCGTTGCCGCTGGCCGACTGCTGATTACCGATCGCGACCGCGCCGATGCCGCTGCTCGCCGTCGACTGATAGCCGATTGCCGTCGCGCCGAGGCCGGCGGTAGCCGAAACCTGGTTGCTGTCGCCGATCGCCACGCTCGACGCCGAGCGTGCGTTCGTAAAGTGCCCGATCGCGACGGCGTTCGCCGCCGTTGCCGACGCACCGTTGCCGAGCGCATAGCTCGACGTGCCGGACGACAGCGCGTTGAAGCCGAACGCAGCCGAGAACGCGCCCGACGCGGTCGCCTGGTGGCCGACCGCCGTGCCGAACTGGTTCGCGTAGGCCCCCATGCCGATCGCGGTGGCGGCCTGACCGGTGGCCGTCGTATAGCTTCCGAACAACGTAACGGCAAGGAAATTGCCGCCGTTGGCATTACATCCCGCCACGTTCGACCAAGTGCCGCTTCCGTCGATGGGGTTCGTTGCGGCGCCGTAATTCGTGACCCCGTCCGGCCCGACTCCCGCGCCCGAGCTGCATGTCTGTGATCCCGAGTACGTCGCGGCGTTCGCCAGCGGAACGCCTGCCATGAGCAACAGGCTGACGAGCAGCCTGACCGAAGCCGAGCGCTTGCTCTTGCCTCGTGCCGATGCCAATTCCGATGCGGCGACCCAGGTTCCGAGAGATTCGTTCCAGATCGAGCGGTATGCGCGGTTCATGTCAGGCTACCTCAAAAAAATCACGCTACACACCGGGTTCTTCTGTAAGACAAATACGCCGTGCGCTCGTGAAAGTCTCAAATTGATGCGCGGAGTTTATGTGAGCGATGTTTTTGAGATTGATAAACAGTGACAAATTGGGCGTCTGGAAAGTTGAAATTTTGTTAATGTCGATTCATATCTCGCCTTCTGTTTTAATGATTTATTAAGTATGATGAATTGAAAATGAAAGAATGACGATGCGCCAGACGGTTGACGTGAATCGACCGTATATCAAGGGTTTGGCGTGTTGTTGGCAGGTGTGTGAGCGTGTCTGGGCAGCGAATAGTAAGACAAATGAAATAGCAAACGTTTGCGCTTGCCGGGTTACCTTTCCGAGATGTAATGTTTAAATGAAGGTAATCGAGCGGTGCGGTGTGCAGGTGGTTTCTATATTAATTTGAGACACTTATTGATTTGTATTTTGATTATTCGAGTCGATATGTTTTTGGATTTAATGGGGGTGATGGCGAAATTGGATGTGCTGATTTGCGCATCGTGACGGCCGTCGATCGGTCCGTGGCGATGCTTGCGCCGTTCGCCTCCCGGCGCGGCGTGCGGGTGCCATGGCCGATGAACCGCGCGCCGCGCCATCGGGCGCCATCAAATTCCAACGTAATTAATTTCCGGAATAATCGCCGCGAATCAGAATGAAATTGCAATGCTGATCCGTGCACCAACCGGGGACGGTCGGATCGTGCACTGACGGGAGCTTGCCCCGCGACGATGCACGGTTTCGAGCGGCTATGGCCCGATCGGCCGTCGGCAGGGCCAGCCGGCCGGCGACGAGGCGAGGATGTGACGACGACCGGACTCAATGTCCGGTCGTCGCGAGACGCCGCAGGCGGCGGGTGGGGAATTTACTTCTTGATGAACCGCAGCGCAAACCGCGCCATCCGCGGCACGAACATCGGCCGCAGTAGCCGCTTGTCGTAGCCGGCCATCCGTCGGTCGTTCTCGGCGAGGCACAGTTCGATCAGCTCGCGCGGATTGAGCGCGTCGCCGACGGCCGCGGTGCCGGTCGCCGGGAAGTTCGCGTCGTGCGCGACGCCTTCGGCGTCGATCCCGCGCGCGATGCCGATCCGTTCCCAGATCAGGAACGCCCACACGGCGGCGACTTTCACGAAGAACGCGGGCCGGCGCCACCACGCCATGTTGCGCCAGTACCAGGCGTACCAGTTGACGAAGAACAGGATGTGCCGGCCTTCTTCCTGGATCACCGGCTCGAAGGTCTCGACGAGTGCTTCCGGGAAATAGCCGGAACGCTGCGCGGAACGGAACAGGCCGAACGCGAAGAAGCTGTCGATGCATTCGCTGAAGCCCGTCACCATCCACGCCCATTCGGCGTCCTTCGGTGCGGGGTAGGCGGGCTCGGGCGCCAGCTTGATGCCGTAGGCGTCGACCAGCTTGGACAGCACGACCTTGTGACGCGCTTCCTCGCCGCCGTCCATGTCGAGCGCCTGCTTCAGCAGCGGGTCGCGGATGGCCGACGCGAACGTCGCGACGCGAATCGACGCGCGGCCTTCCGTTTGCACCGCGATGTCCCAGATCGGCAGCGACGTGAGCCGCTCCAGCTCTTCGGGCTTGAGCGGCGGCCAGTCGATCACGGCCGGCTTGTACGGATTGTGTGTGTCGAGCAGCATGCGGCAAAACATCTGCTTGTGCGCATCGGAACCGATCTTTACCGGACCTTGCCTCTCGAAGGTCCAGTTGCGCATTGCGTGATCTGCTGCCTGCTCTTTCTGCAGCGTGTCAGTCATGGCTTTTGTTATTGCGATTACGGAGCGAAGGATTCTCCCACGGCTCCCGTTTTCGCGTATTTTCGTGCGGCCATGCGCACGGCTGCGTGACCTAGGTCAAGCGTGCGTGTCCACCCACAGGCGGCCCCAGCGGGACGCGTAGGCGAGCGCGTGTTCTTCTTCGAAGAAGAAATCGATCGCGTCGAACGTGACGGCGCGCGACGGGCCGCCGCTCGCTTTTTCGATCGTCAGGTTGGCGGCGAACAGGCCGTTCGGCAGCCGCGCGGCGGCGGGTGCGACTTCGTAGCCCTTGTAGCGGATCGTGCGGATCATGGCGCGCTTGAAGAGGGTTCGGGCTTTCAGCGTACGAAAACCCGCGACCGGCGTGAACCAATCTTTCGGCCAATGCAAATCACGCGGCGGGCTGAAACCTTATCGACGGTGGACGGCCGCGCGTATGGCGGCCGGATGCGCCGGATGCGCGCCGCCCGCGTGCGGGCAAGGCGCCGGGCGCGGGCTATGAAACGGAGAAAGAGGAAACGGGCGGGTTACTGGTTGGCGATCTTCAGCACCGGCGCGAGCGCGTCGACCGATGCCGCATGCGACGCCGCGCGATGCGACGCGAACGCGAGCGCGAATTCGGTGGCTTGCGTGCCGACCGTTTCGAGCTGCGCGACGACTTTCGGATCCGAGCAGCTGTCGGCGCTCTCGAAGCGCGTTTCGAGCGTGTTCACGGTCGCGCCGAACGGCGTCGGCCAGCCGCGCAGCGCATGGACGATCGAGCGCAGCGACGTCAGCACGGTGCCGGCGGCCTGCCAGCCGTACGCGGTGACGATCAGGCCGACCGCGCGGCCGTCGAGATAGGGCCGCTGGTCGGCGCGCAGCTCCTCGAGCGTATCGAGCGCGTTCTTGACGAGGCCGGACACGCCGCCGTGATAGCCGGGCGTCGCGATGATGATCGCGTCGGCTTCACGCACGGTGTCGATCAGCTCGCGCTGCGCGTCGGTCAGCGCGCCGTGTTCGGGTGCGTAGTGCGGCAGCGTGTGCAGGAACGGACCGTCGAACAGGCGCGTGCGGGCGCCGGCAGCTTGCGCGCCGCGCAGCGCGAACGCCAGCGCGCGTTCGGTGGACGAGGCCGCGCGGGTGGTGCCGCCGATGCCGACGACGAATGGCCGGCGGTGTTGATCGAATGCAGTCAAGGGGGCGCTCCTCGGGGATCGGTTGCCCGGCGGCCTGGCACAGCCTTAAACACGGGCTTAAAACCTGCATGGTAACGACCCCGCCGCCAGTCTGAAAACGACTTTTCGTTCTATCGATATGCCGCGCGGGCCGGTGAATCGTGTGCGCGGCGGCGCAGATCGATAGCAGAAATGCTTGGTTGGGCGCGCGGCGGGCCGTCGATATGATGGCTCCGTCTCCTCCATGATGAAACGGGAAAACCCGTGTTTCACTGCATAACATGTTGATTTAACAAATATTTTGATGTGTTCCAGTGTGAAATAGTGCACCAACGTAGACGGTTGGTGCACTCGTCGACCATGTGGTTTCGGGTAGTCTGGTGACTCCCTTAAAACACACGACGGAGTGCACAAAATGGCGACGTACACACAACGGAATGGAAGCTGCCGCGTACAGGTTCGGATGCGCGGACAGACCCCCAACGCGACGTTCGACACGCGGCCCGAAGCAGAGGCATGGGCCAAAGATATCGAGCGACGTATTAAGGCTGGCGAAGTAATTCGCGAGGACGAATTCGGCGAGAACCCCAGCATTGCATCGCTGATTGAAAAGTACATGCGCGAGGAGTCGCCGAAGAAAGGGTCGGTGAAGTACGAGCGCAGCGCGGGCAATCGATTCGTGCGGTCGAGCATGTTTCAGAAACGCGTGTCGAACTTCACGCCTGCCGATTTGCGCGTGTGGCGCGATGCTCGCCTCACCGGCGATCCGAGCAAAGGCGTGCGCGGCATTACCGGCGATAGCGTGCGACGCGAACTTGGGTTCTTGTCGGCCGTGTTTAAGAAGGCGATCAAGGAGTGGGGCGTCCCGCTCAAACAAAACCCGTGCAGCTTGATCGAGTGGCCGCCGAAGGGCGCGCCGCGTACTAGGCGCGTGACGGAGGACGATATTGAACGCCTCTCGAAACAGCTCGACGACTATGACGGCACGACGACGCCGAAGAATTCGAAGCAGTGGACGATGTGGGGTTTCCTGTTCGCTATCGAGACGTGCATGCGGCGCGGCGAGTTCTGCGGCGTACCGTGGGCCGACGTGCACGTGTCCGCGCGCTACATCCATTTGCGCACGACGAAGAATAAGACCGCGCGCGAGGTGCCTTTGTCGAAACGCGCAGTCCAGCTGTTGAAGCTGATTCCGGTCGGCGAGCCGCACGAACGCATGTTTCCGTACACGAGCGACTATTACACCAAGATTTTTCTTGAGGCGAAGAAGAACGCGGGAATCATCGATTTGCGCGGCCATGATTCGCGCCGCGAGGGCGCTACGCGCGTCGCCAAGAAGCTGAAAAAGACGCTTGGCGACTCCGACGTGGCGCTGCTCAAGCTGTCGGCGATCACGGGGCACAAAGACCTCCAGATGCTCAAAATATACTTTGCGTTGAGTGGGTCCGAAATGGCCGAAGCGCTCGACGCGCTCGACGACTAGCATGCAGCACGCACAAGTAAGAAGCGGCCCCTTGGGGCCGCTTCTCTTTGGTCAGTGCGCGGGCGTTTTGCGCGGTCTGCCGATCGGAGGCTTGCGCGGCTCGCGCGGCGGCGGGGGAGGGGGCGCAGCATCGATGTGCGCGCGCTTACTGCCGTCGCGTGCCCATTCCATCGCGACCGAGCGCAGCCAGCGCGGGCGTTTCAAGCCTGCGATGCGCGGCGGCAGTCGGTCAGGGTGCTGCGTCGAATAGCTGCGGATCGTCTCGGCCTTGTAGCCAAGAAATCGGCCGAGCTGCGCAGGCGTCCACACTTCATCATTGTCAGGCGCTTTCGTCTCTTGCTCGTTCGTGTCCATCGTGACGTTACCTCATGTGCGTTTCGCCTAGTTCACCGATGCCGACATGCTGAGGCATCTGGAGATGAATTGACGGATCAACGCGCGTAGCTCGCCCTGTTGCTCCGGGGTCAATCGCTCGAACAGCGACAACAGCATGGGGTCCGCGTTCGCGTCATCGACCTTCTCGGGCATCGTCTCCGCCATGAACGACCAGTCAAACCCGCCGCGCTCGCCTTCGTCGGCAATATCGAGAGCGAGGCACTTCAACAGACCGGCCAGCCCGTGCGGCCGTTCGCGCAGGCCCTGCGCGATAAACGCCAACACGACCGCCGCGCCCGCAAAGAACGTCAGCCGCACGTCATCGCGAATCGACTCGGGCAGTTCGGGCGCGACACACTGCCGTTCATAGCTGCGATACTCGTCCTGAAGCAATCCCATAACACCTCCTAGTCGTTTCGCTGCCTACCGCCTTCGTCGAATGCAGCGCGTGCGCGGAGCACTTCGTCGGCACGGTTCACTTGCTCCTGCGTCCAGTGCATGAGGTAGATTTTCACGGGCGGCACGGCCGATCGATGCTGTGGAGCATTCAGATAGAACTTGTAGGCTTTCGTCGTCCTGTCGAGCTGCCAACCAGCGATCAGCAGCGGAATCACATCATCAGGATGCACGCCGCCGCAATAGGTGCACGTGCGCGGCTTCGGCGACGAGTCCGGCCATACAACGTGTTCACCGCCGTCCCATCGATTCGCCTCCCACTCGTCAACCGGGTTGCGCAGCGTGATCAATCGACGCGGACAGTTAAACCGCTGCGGTTCGCTGTTCATTGCTGACCTCCCCGGCGAGCGGCAGAAAATAAAACGTCGTGCCTCCCGTCTCGCCGACGTGCACGCGCGACAGCGCGCCGTTTTCCCACATCACGAACGTGAGACTGCGAACGCGCTGATAGTCCGACTCAAGCGCGTCCGCGATTTCCTTGTTCGTCATGCCTTCGTCGCCGTTTTCGCGCAGCAGCTCGATCACGGCGGTCCACGACAACACGCTCGGAACTTCGATCATTTCTCTACGCTTCATCGTTCGTACTCCAAATAGCGCATCAAGATAAAAGGCCCGGCATGTGCCGTCATGTTCCTTCAGGGTTATCCGGCTATAGCCAAGTCTCCACAATCTGCGGCTCGTCGCGCGGGTCACGTTCGATCCGATGCAGGCCGAACGGCGCGAGCTGCGCGCGCACTTCATCAAGCGTGGCCCCTGTCAAGACCTCGCCCTTCGAAGCGAGCAGCCCGCCGCTACTGGCGAGCCAGTGCCGCGCGAGGAACCCGGTTGGGTAGTCGCTTGGCCGTTCGTAGATCACCCACATCGAAAACACGTTAGTACGCTCCGATTGCTTCTTCCGATAGGTAGCCGACGAGCCACTTTTTCAACGCCGATACTGTGCCGTTGATCGGCACGAACGGCACCCCTGCGGCTTTCGCGTCGCGCTTGAATCGTGCGCCGCCCCAATCCGCCATGACAAGAATCACGTCCTTGTGATGGCACTGCTCGCCAAACTTCGATCCGCCTTCCTCGCGATGCTTGGCAAACGACAGGTCGATCTGATCGCCAAACGTTTGCCTGATCTCGCTGATTTGCTGATTGAGCAGGCCGCATATCAATACGCGCGGCTTGTACGTCGGGCGTTTGATGGTGATCGACTGGTCGGTAGGCGGCGCAGCCGGTTCGAGCCGCGCCTTCGCTGCCTCGAACAGACCTTCGATCTGCGTTTCAATGTCGGCATACAGCGCCGCGCCAATCTCATTCATGATCGACTTGGCGATCCGACCGGCGAACATGCGCGCCATCGTCTCGAAGGACAGGCTCTGCATGCGCTCGTTGACGGCTCGCTCGATCTCTTGGTCGCGCGACAGCACGGTGGCGCGCTCCGCCTCTTCCCGCGCTTGTTGCTCCGCCGCTGCCTGTTCCGCCTCATCCCGCTCACGCTGCTCCCGCTCGGCCTGTTCGCGCGCCAGCGCTGCCTGTTCCTCACTGTCCTGAATCGACTTGAAAGCCTCGTCGATCCATCTCACGTCCGTCCATGTCGCGATCGTGCGTTGCCGATCTTCGGGCAGTTCGTAAGCCACCGCCTTGCGCACGGCTTCGAGGGGTTTCATGCCATCGAAGCCGCGCATCAGTTCAAGCGCCTTGCGGGCAATCTTGATCTTTTCCTCATCGTTCCATCGCACCAGCGTTTTGCGATCGGTCGGGGGCGGCTCGACGCGTGCCGCGAGCGTATCAGTCGATGACGGCGGCTCGCTACTCGACGGGGCCGCGTCGCCGGTCAGTTCGAGTTGCGCCTGTGAGGCGGTCTCGGTAGCGCTTTGGGTCGAGCTAGACGTGTCAGCAGTCGCGGTCGCGGTCATCGTCGCCTCCTGTGCGTTGCTGGTGAGTTCTGAGCGCATTTGCGCGAAGTAGGGGGCCAGCCCCTCGCGCAATGCCGATTGTGGGTTTCCTGCTTCGCTGTAGAAGCGGCGGCGGCGCGCGGGCGCAAGGGCGATCTCCTGACCACGATCGGCCGCTTGGTAGTCGCTGAGGTTCGGGTCGCGCTCCTGCTCGCGCAACGCCGCCGCGACAACGGCGCGCCATTCATGCTCGGCCCAATGTACGCGCGGTGCGGCATCGCGTTCGATCGTGCGCGCACGTGGACTCGTCGTGCCGTTCGTGTTGCCGTTGGTGCGCTGCTGAGTGCGCGTCATTGCCATTTGGTAGGGATGCCGCATGTTCGCTCCTGATGTATTGATCCAACGGTGGTCCCGCAATTATTTCCGTTCAGTGATTCTATCCAAAGAGTTTCGAAAATGTATGGAGATTGGGTTAAACCAGTAGGTGTTGGTGGCGATAAATAAATCGTAACAAGGCGTAAATGAATCGATATACAGGATTATTAACCTGACTCAGGTTTTTTTAACTGAAGTGAATGTCACTTCGGTCCCGTTCTCCATCGTGTGCACAACGCCGACGCGCCTCACCGCCCCGCGCTTTTGCAGCACGCCGAGCGTGTACGAGACACGCCGCGCGTTCGGTGCGCGTGCGCGGATTTCGCGTGCGGTCAGTGAAAAACCCGGATGCAGGACGGACATTATCTGGTCAGCGGATTCATTTAACTCGCTCATTTTGATCGCCCGAAAAGAATGTGCAGGTGTCGATAAAGCGCACGCGCGTCCTCGATCGTCACTTGCATGGTTTCGCTTTTGCCGATCGGAATAAGAATCTGCATGTCGCCTACTGACACATGGCCGGTTGATTGCTTGCTCGCCCTGCGGTTCGCATCGAGCGGCGGCAGCGTCGGCGTGTCGGTCAGGTATCGATAGAGATACGACAGTCCCCGCCCATAAGCCGAATCGCGCTCGCGGCTCACGCATCGCCGCCGATGCAGATCGCCGAGCGTAGACGCCACCACATCCTTGTCGAGTTCGAGCGCGTCGGCGATAGCGGGGCTTCGCAGCCCGTCAGGGTGTTTCTCGCGCATTGCGCGCATATAAATGAGGATGCGGCTCGCAACGGTGCCGCTCGCTGGCGTGCTCATCGTGCCCCCTGTCTCGGTTGTTCGACCTCGCCGTGGCTGATCCACTTCACTTCCATGAAACCCGGCTCCGCCTGCGGCGGCTGACGCAGCGTCGCGAACAGAAACGCCTGTTCGAGCGCTTCGTGCTGGAACAGGTGTTCGAGCCAGCGCACGGTCAGGTCGCGCCCGTGCGCGTCGAGCACGTCGAATCGGTCGAGCGACACGAACCGCAGGCCCGAGTAGTGCGCGAATGCAACCGCGAGCGTCATATCGGCGCGCCAGCGCTCCGATTCCGACAGCAGCAGGTAAGGCCGACCGTCCGCGGTGATCTCAAGCGCGGGCGTCACCGCGATCTGCTGAAACCCGCTCGCATGCGCGAATTGGCGCAGCGTGCCATTGAACAGCCCAAGCACGTTGTGCAACAGTTCGGACGGGATGCCGTCCGGTGCGCTCAGATCGGCTACCCTGGACCACTGAATCACGTCGGCGTGATAGGCAGCGGCCGCTTCGGTGCGCTTCTCGGCTTCGAGCGATTGCGCCTGCCCGATCTCTTGCTCGCGGCGTTGCTCGGTCAGGGCGTCCGACACGCTGCGCAACTCGTCCACGCGCCGCCGCGCCTGCCCGGCTTCTTCCATGAGCTGCGCCATCGTGTCACGATCGGTCTGTTCGGCTGCGCTGTACGGTTCGAGCCGGTCGCCGTGGATCATCAGCAGCCCGGCGCAGTGCGGGCAGGCAACGGACTGAGCCGCGCGGGCGGCGATGCGCTGGCGTTCTTCAACCGCGCCGAGTGCGCGCTGTGCCTCGTCGAGTTCGGGGCCGATCTCCTTCAGGCGCGTGACGACGTGATCGAGATATTCGGCCGAGAATGAGACGGCAGGCGCGGCCCAGGTCTCGGCTTTCCGCGCGCCGTACACCTCGCCCGTGATGGCGCGCCAGCTTGCGCGCGCCGCTTTCGCCTGTTCGGTCGCATAGTCGTGCAGCGTGTCGAATCCGCCCCGCATGATGCTCGCGGCTTCGCTCGCGTGGGCTTCACTGACGCCGCGCTCGATCAAGATGTGTTCCACCGCATCCGGCGTCGTCGCCTTGCTCGCACCGAGCAGATCGAACAGCACGCGGCGGCGGTCGTCTTTCTCCAATCGAGCAAATCGCGCCGAATCGGTGACGAACAGCAAAAATTCAGGTTGGGGCAGCAGCGGGCCATCGCGGTTCACTTCGCCGCCGGGAAACTGCGTCCGCTTGATTGTGCGCCCTTCCTCATGTTCCACATGTAGCGCGATGACGGCCTCCTTGCTGCCTTCGGAGACGAGCAGCGGCCAGTCCGACGATTTGCTTACACGCGTGCCGCGCCCGACCAGCGAGACACACAGCGCTTCGGCCATCGACGACTTGCCCGAGCCGTTCGGGCCGCAAATCAGCACAAGCGGCTCGCGCGGCTCAACGTCGATTCGATAGGCACCGCAGAAGTTGCGGACAGCAAGACGGGTGATCTTCATTGTTCATCCTCCCCGGCAGCTTGCGGCGGCAGCGTCGGCGGCTGCTGCGAACGGCGGCGCACTTGCTCGATCAACGAATCGGCTGCGTCGTTGCCGTCGAACATGTCTTTTTGCCGCAGGTCTTTTTGCGGCGCGTCAGCGCCGCCCATGAACTGCTGCGCATCCGCGACGACGATCAGGCAGGCCAGCCCCTGCGCATGACACAGATCCATTGCGGCCGGGTCGCGCTTCGCGAGCGAAAACACCGCTTCAACCTTGTCAGCGAACGTGACTTTTTTCAGCTCGGCGGCGACGGTCATGCGGTCGCCCGACGCGATCAGGTGCACGGCATTGCGCACGTTGTCGGTTACGCGCTTGCGTACCCGCTCGACGATCTCATCTTGTTCGTCGGAGCCGACCTTGACCCAAATGTCGGGCAGCAGTCGGAATTCTTGCAATAGCGCGGCAATCAGATCACCTGCGATCGTCTCGCTGGTGCGTACCAACAGGTCGGGGCCTTTCTCGTTCTCAGGCGTGCTCATGCTTTCCTCCGGGCAAAGCGAGGCCAGCGGCGCGCGCGGCGCGCCGTTTGCACTCAGATCATGGGTTGGTTACTCGATTGCGCGGCGACGCGGCGGCGGGTCCGCTTGCGGCTGGAACTCGGCGACGCGCGAGTGATACAACTTGCCGAGTTCTGCGGCCTCATCTTCCGGCAGGCTGCGCGTGAAGTCGGCCACGACGTTCAATTCCTCGACGCTTCGCGCGGCCATCATCGCTTCTTCGATTTCGGCATACGTCGGCCCGCTCGGATCGTGCGTGAGTTGGCCATTCGGCGGCGGCGGTGCGTTGTCGTGTGAGACTTCCCGCTCGAACGGCTGATCGGGGTCGATCGCCGTAAACGTGCCGTCGATCGTGAAGCCGTCGCCGAGCGCCGCTTCAGAATGCAGTGCCTGCGCCAACTCGACGGACATTGGCAGGTACTTCAACACCTGCAACAGCGGCACCTTGCGCGCGTACATCTCCCAATTGTTGAAGCTGTAATGGCGCTTGCCGACCTTGTTGAAGCGGTCGCGGTGCTTCTTCACGCGCATGATCGGCCACACCTCGACGATCGGCCACTCCGAGCCGTTCACGCGCCCGATCGCATAGACGTGCGTGAGTTTCGCGGGGTCATCCTCGCCGCAGGGGCGATGCTTCACAAAGGGCGTGTCACCGAGCGCATAGTCGAACTCGTCACCTTCGAACACTGCACCAGTCCACGCCGACGCTCGGCCCGCACGAGCGACGAGATCGACAAGGCCGCGCCACCCAGCCACGAACTGCGCTTCGTGCACGCCCTTCTTGTCGTTCCAGTAGGGGACGAGGTAGCCCTGTCCGAGCACGCCGATTTCCAGCCCGAGCTGCGATGCCTTGAGCACTTCGCCGAACACGCTGCGCAACGTGCACTTCCGCAGGTCGGCGTTCTGGCTCAGGGCAGTCAGTGCAAGCCGCGTAATGCGGTCGCTGTTCAGGTGCTTCGGCAACGCCATGCGGAGCTGATCGGCATTGCGCTTGAAAAACTGCTCGACTTCAGTAAGCGACTCGGCAACGCGTACCTGCCGCTGCTGCGCGTCGCTGTGCTTCATCTCTTGAATGTTCGGCATCAGGGTTTCTCCTACGCCTTGCGGCGCAAAAAGCGCTCGATAGCGTCGTTCACTTCGTCCTGCGTGAACTTGCGCGCGGGCTGTACTTTCCGCGTGGTTGCCTTGCGAGGTTTTCTAGCCAGTCCGACCTTGCCCCCGGCCCAATCGCGCGGATCGATCTTCGGTGGGGCGGTCGGGGTCATTCGTGGAAAATGCAGTGTTCCCAGCGCGCGCAGTATTTCGGTGAGCACAGCAGCGAGCGGGGATTCGGGGGAAACAGGCCGGTGCGGAACATCTCAGCGGCGAACTCGATCAAGCCCTTCGTTTCGTCGGTGCCGATCATCACGCGGCGAGCGTCGAATTGCTCCGAGATACCGACGCGCGGATGACCGGAAGTCATCAGGCCGACGATCTGCGCGCCGTCCGTGCGCTTGCCCGTCGTGTGATCGTCGAGAATCTGATACGTGCCGCACTGTGCGGCGTGGCCTTTCGTGACCACAGCGTTGTTGACGATCGCGCGCGCACCGCTTTTCAGATCGACGATGCGCCGCAGCGCGTCACGCTTGGCAACGCGTGCACGGTCCATCGTGCCGGTAAGTTGCACGATGACTCCGCCACCGCAGTCAATGTCGAGCGGCGTGAACTCGGCTTCGACGGACTCATAGACCATTTGAGGTGCGATCGCCGTGCAGTACTTCGTGTGGAGTTGAAGACCGATTGTCTCGGCCTCGCGCAGGGTCAGCTCGTCCTGCGTCATGTCCACGTCGTATTCCGGATGTTGCAGTTTCGCGATTAGCACGTCGGCGGCATCGCCGGGTTTGATGCCACTGCCGTCGAGCTGGCCGCGATCATAGACGGCGGTGCTCGCGTGGATCGCCGTGCCGAGCGCGGCGCGCAGACCGACCGGTTTACGGTTGCCGAGCAGGATTTCCCACTCCCACTTGTAGGCGCAATCGAACAGTGCGCCCCATGACGACGCTCGTACCTTCGTCCTACTAACGACATTCATGATGACCTCGCTTAGAGGGTGATCGCGGGAACTGTGCGAATGCCGGCTTAGGCCAGCTTGATATAGACGAACGACCGGCGCACCGAAGCGGGCAGGACTGCCGTACCGATCGGGACACGCGGCTTGAGGCGCTTGTGTTGCTCGAACCAGCGGCGACGTTGTGCAGCGGTCAGGCCGCGAAGGAAGGACCGATGACGGAAGATTTTATTCATGTCAGTTAGAAAAAATGACATACGAGTTAATCAACCGATTCACTACTGTAACTCTCATTTCCTTGACTCTGGTTAAAACGAGACACATATTCAACTGCGTGGAGTCATCATAGGTCACGAGTTAAAAAGGTGGGAAAGATTTTTTAAAGTGAGGTGCGGCAATGAAGGTCGAGCAGATCATCAAGCAAGTGGGCGGAAGGCGCGCCATTTGTGGCTTGACGGGCGTTACTGAGTCTCTGATTTCACACTGGATTAAACGGAATTACATCAGCTCGCATTGGATTCGTTTTTTCATTGCGCTCAAGCCGGAATTGGATTGGCCGGATTTGTTGCACGGAAATACATCGGAATACACTGATTTGATGAATCACGAACACGTCATCCGATCGCGATTGGCGTCGATTCATCGATTGCGCTCGCGCGTGAAGCGCCTCAAACAGGAGCATGAGCAGCTTGTCGGCGCCCCGGCCGACCAGCCGGTTTGACACGCTACGCAGACGAGGCCGCGAAATGGCGCACGCTCGCAACATCAAACCCGGTTTCTTTGACAACGAGGATCTGTGCGAACTGCCGCCGCTCGCGCGGCTGCTGTTTGCCGGTCTGTGGACGCTTGCTGACCGCGAAGGCAGGCTCGAAGATCGCCCGAAGCGCATCAGGGCCGACGTGCTGCCCTACGACGAGTGCGAGGTCGAGATGCTATTGCATGCGCTGCACGTGCGCGGCTTCATTCGCCGATACGTGGTCGCAGGCAAGCGGTACATTGATGTGACGAAGTGGGGCCTGCATCAGCGCCCGCACCATACCGAGCGCCCGTCGCGGCTGCCGCCATGCCCGAAGGACTACGCGCCGCCGCTCGACGATCTCGGTGACTTCACCGTTAATTCACGGTGGTCTAACGGCCAGGTCACGACCGGGCACGCGGAGCCGCCTGAAACGACTCCCGTAAAGGCTCACCACAAAACGCCACATTCGGATGCTGAACAGGGCGGTCATGCTGGCCCGGAAGCCTTGTCCGGCGAGGCTCACACGGAATTAACCGTTAGCAACCCGTTGTGTCACGCGGCAAATCCGCCTGATTCACTGATTCACAGATTCACTGATTCATCTAAACCTAACGGTTTAGAAAAACATACGTCGAGTTCGCACAAGCGCAGCGCGAGTGCCGCCGACGTGGCTGACGTGTTCGCGTACTGGCAGCAGGTCATGTCGTCGCCGCGCTCGAAGCTCGACGACAAGCGGCGCAGCCTGATCGTGCGCGCGCTGTCGGTCGGCTATACCTTGGACGAGCTGAAGTCGGCGATTCGCGGCTGCTCGCGCTCGCCGTTCCACATGGGGGTCAACGAACAGCAGCGGGCCTACAACGGGCTGGAGTTGATTCTCCGCAACGCGGAAAAGATCGACAGCTTCCGCCAGATCGACGCGCATCCGCCGCTCGCTATCGGGAATGGCAACGGGCAGGTCCGCATGACGGCACAGGAACGCCGTAACGCCGAGAGCGCGCGCAACTTGCGCGAGTTCGTCAGCGGCGGGCGTAGGCCCGACGACCCGCTGACCATCGACATGGAGTCGTGAAATGCGCGAAGCCGAACGGCTCGACTTCGGCGCGGCGCTCCATGCCGTGTTTGAGGTCTACAGCAAGGGTCTGCCCGACAAGCGAGTCCTCGAACACTGGTGGCGCGCGCTCGCGCCGTTCCCGCCGGAGGTGATTGCCGACGCGTTCGAGCAGCACATCGGGGCGAGCACCTACGCGCCGCTGCCGGCCGAGATTCGCGCGCTGTGCGTGCAACTCCGGCGACATCAGGTAGACGCCGATACGACGCGGCTCGCGTACACGCCGAAGGCCGACGCTGGGATCGCATCGCAAAACCTCGCCCAGTTGCGCGAGCTGACGCGCCCGCTCTGCAAGTCGTGCGCAGGCGTCGTGTGGGCGTTCGTGCTGCTCGATCGTGGCACGTCGCGAAGCGGGGAGCCGCTTACGTCCGAAGTGCTGCGTATTGCAGGCGACGCCGTGCTCAGTTCCGCTGGTCGGCACCTGATCGACTCGGTGCGCGACGACGGATTGCGCGCTCGCTATGAGGCGATCTATCGCGCTGTCGCGGCGCAGCGGAGATCGCAATGACGTTCGAAATTGCGTTCGTGATTCCCGGCGCGCCTGTCCCGAAGGGTCGCCCTCGCACTGGCAACGGCACCACGTACACGCCCAAGCGCACGCGGCATTACGAGCATGACGTGCGCATGATGGCCCGCGCGGCGCTCGGCATGGTGAAGCCCTACGACGGCGCGGTGCACATCGATCTCGTCGCGTATCTGCCGATCGCGCGATCGTGGCCAAGGTGGAAACAGCGGGCCGCGCGCGAGGGCACGCTGTACCCGACGAAGAAACCTGACCTCGACAATCTCGAAAAGTCGGTGACGGACGGCTGCAACGGCGTGATCTACCTCGACGACGCGCAGATCGTCGAGGTCTACAAGGCGAAGCGCTACAGCGACAACCCGCACCTGTGGGTGCGCATCACTTCCATCGAGGCCCCGAATGAATGACTCGCTTTTCCTGTCGGTCCCGCGCGCGCTGCATTTCGCTTACCTCATGCAAGCGTTCGCCGCGCTGCCTGAATCGTCGCTCGCGATTGTTGTCGATCGTTTCATGGCGGATAAGGACGTGTGGAATCCGCGCCCGGCCAAGACGGTCGATTTTCGTGGCCTGTCGCGTCAAGAGGTGTTCGCAGAGTGCGCTGGCATTCGCGCCGCTGTCGTGCGTGAGTGCGGATCGCTTGAGCGGCTGGTGATCTCAAGCCGTTACGAACTGACGGCATACGCGCAGCGTCAGGGTGGGCGTGTTGCGTACTTCACGCGTGCCCGTTCAGAAGCGTTCAAGATGCTGGCGCGGCACGCACAGGTCACGTGGTTCCCCCACGTGCCGCTTGATGTGTTGCTACTGCTCGTCGCGCATGCCTTTGTCAGCAAGCGCGAGACGCCAATTACGCTGCGCCGCATCGCTGACGAGTTCGGCCACTCGCACACGCACTGGCATCGTATCTCGAACAAGCTCGCCGACGAGTTGACCGCGGTTGAGACGCGCGCGCTTGACACGCTCACGCCGTATTTCACGCGCCGCTGTCACGGGGTATCGATTGCTTAGTCGGTGGGCGGGGGAGAGTCGTAATCGAATCGCCCGGTCATTTGCAATACGTTCTGCTCGATCTCGGCAGCGGCATCGCGTCCGTAGATCGCTTCGATCGCTTGAAAGACTGCGAAACCGCATTTAGGCATACGCACGGCGCACAGAATGTCGATCGTCACCAGCAAGCGGTCATACAGGGCATCTCGCTTACGCTCAGTCATCACAGCCACTCCCATCGATAGTTTTTGCGGAGTAACGCGTCGTGTACTTCGGCAGCGCTCATATGCGCCATCCAGGACAAAATCGGAGCGGCGCTGATACAGCGCCATGCTCCGGATGAATCGCGCGCCCATACAGCGTCTGCAACGAAGTGCGGCGCGACCACCCGGAGCAATTTCACAGCACGCATATCACGGCTCTTTCGCCGAGCCGTCGCGCATCACGACCCCGCGCGGAATGAACTCGACGCCTGCGTCGTTAAACGCGTGCACGATCATCCGCATGTTTGCGGGCATCATCTTGCGCACGTCGCGTTCAAAATCGGCGATCGTCGAGACTGCGATTTGGGCCGCTTGCGCTAAGTCGCGCTGCGACCAGTCGAGGAGCGCGCGGGCCGCGCGCACCTGTTGGGGGCATACATCCATCGTTCTTCGTATTGCGGGGGTGGATCACATCACGCGGCTTGTGGCCGCGTGCGCTGTCGGGTGTAGTGCCGACGTTTCCGGCCTTCGATCTCAAGGACCGTAATTTCATGTTCGGCCATCAGCGCGCGGATTTGCTCGATCGCTGCGGCCTTCTGCACTGCCTGCTCGGCTTCGATTCGTTCCGTCAGCTCCGCGTGCTGTCGCAGCAGATCGGCCAGTTTCTTGTCTCGGTTCATCGTCATGTTTTCTCTTTTCGTTAGTGGGGAGTTTTGCGCACAGCGGTGCGCCATACTTCGAGGTACTGCTGTATGTCGGCGTCGCGAGCAAACACGTGCGACTCGTCGTCGGTCGGCACGCGCATGCGAGCGTTCACCAGGTCGAACACTGCGAGCTGACCGCAACCGACGCAGATCGACACGTCACCATCCTCTGGTTCGACATGACACGTCAGGCCCATATGCCGATCGTTGATCTTGGCGCAGAACGGACATGCGTAATTCATTGCACACCTCGCGCGGCGCGGATCAGCTCGTCGCGAATCGCCAATTCGGTCTCGCCGTACATGATCACGATCGTGTGCCCGTTAATCCCGATCTCGCTTGCGTCGAACGCGATCGGCTTGCCTTCCTTCAGCAGATCGACGTTCCGCTTCGAGAGGCCGAGAAAGATCGTGTTGCCTGCTTTCGCCTTCAGCATCCGTTGTCTCCATTCGTGTTGTGTCGGTGCGCATGTCATCGTGGAAGCGATGGCAGCCGCCGCAGTAGCGATAGGCAACGTCATTCGAATTGCGCGACACCAAGCGGCACACAAGGCACTCGATCGCGCTGCCTTCGTTGATCAGTCGGTAGGTGTTTCCGTTCATGCGAGTTCGGCAAGCTGTGCCGCGAGTTCGCGAGTCTGCTGCATCACATACGCCATGTTTCGATAAATCTCGTGCGTCAGGCGCGGCAGCTCAGGCACGAACGTCTTCAAGCGCGCAGCCGCACCGGGCGAGTAATCGAACGCGTGCCCGCAATCGAATCCGAGCCACCACACATCATCGGGCGAACCCGGTTCGGGTACGTGGCAGATACCGCGCCCGGTTTCCTCGTCGTGCAGCGGGTCGCAGTGATCAGAGAACGTCAGCCCGCCGTGTACGTCGAGCACCACGACGTTTTCGTAAATGTCGCTGTACTCCCGTGCATACATCGGATGCGAGGGCGGAACGCCGACATAGCCGCACCAATGCCCGAAGCCGCCGCGATGCAGTAGGCATGCGTAACCGGTCGCTTCATCGGTCCACTGCACTTTGTCAGGCTCGCTGTCCCATTCGCCCGAACCCCACTCGCTACGATCGAGAAACGTCCACGACTTCATCGCTTTATCTCCCTCATGTCCAACTTCATTGCAGCGTGTCGGACTCGCGGCGGGGCAGCAGCGACACCATCGGCGTGGTAGCCGTACCGATCGGAGCCAGTTCGAGATCGTCGAACGTCTTGGTGCCGTCGCGCTCGACTATCGGCTTGATCGCGACGTACACGCCGCTATACGTTTCGAGCGACACATACACGCACTGCTGCGCGCCGGGGCAGTCCGCTGCACGCTCGTACTTCGCCGACAGCTCGCGCGCCTCGTCGAGCGTTTCAGCCGACTTCGCCTGAATCGTGCAGGCGATGAGGATGAAGTCGGCGTGGTACTTCTTCGCGAACAGCGTGATGGCCTGCCGGGCCAAGGTGGGCGGCAGCAGCTCGACGCCGAGCATGGGAAAGACGAACTTGTGTTCCATGCTGCCGACAACGACGAACAACGACATTTCGCCGTCGCGTGCGATCTCCATCCTCGCGGTGTTGATCATCGCGTCGGCGAACTCGCGGAACTGCTCTGGGACGTGAGCATTCATGGCGAACTCTATCGGTAACGGTTATCTCTACGGTTAATCGAACGGTTTCGGAAATGGTTCCGCAAACGTTTAACCGGCTATTTCGCCTCGCGCGTAGCGTTCGAGCGTGCGCAGCACGTAATCGAGATCGTGATGCGTATGCCACCACGACGGGTTTTCCCGCTTCGGCCGTGCGCTCGCATGCGCTCGCGCGATTTGCTGCACGCGCGGCTCGTCGAGAATCGATTGTGCGCATTCCATCCATTGCTTCACGTCGAGCGGCAGGGGGCTATGCGACATGTCGGTCTCCGATCAAGCGTGCTGCGTGGAAGGGTGCGTTGCGCATGCAACAACAATCGATCGTCACCAATTGATCGTCTCCCGTACCGGGTCGCCGTTCTCTCTGCGGCGTCCGCTGTCGGGATGCCGATGCCATCCGGTCGGCTCGCCTTCGCCGTCCCATGTGTCGAGCGCGACCTTCGCCGCCGCATACGAGTGATAGCACCACCGATCGCCGTAGTAGGCGGGCGTCAGGTCCGCGATGATCGCGTAGGTGAACAGCAGCGGCATGACCATCGCATCGCGTCCGTTTTCGAATGCGCGATAGTCCGTGCAGCCGCCTGCCTGCCAAACGTCAGCGATTTGAACTGAGGTCGACATTTTGTCGTGTTGTCCGATTGAATGAATAACGTCAGAGGATTTAAGTCTTCGTTTAAATGTGCTTGCGATTTTACATACTTTTACATTGGTGTCATCTGTCATATAGCGACAAGTTGTAACCGAAGTTACACGCTGATCGGAAAACCGATCAGAACGGCCTCCGGTTGATCGGAAAACCGGGCGGGGCGGGGCTCTCGGGGATGTCGATCAGAGCTTGCTTTTATGTGACAAGCCTCCTAGCATTTCGCCAAACTGCCAAAAAGTCTCGAATGAATTATGAAATGGTCTGGTGATCGAGATGCGCGGGTTTGAATCGGGTGGATTATCGTGAGTCAGGTAAATTAATTGGCGTCATCATAAATACTGATTTAAATTCGATCGACCGTTGTGCTGATTGGGTGTGATTTGAATCAGCTCAATTAATGAGTGAGATTAGAGGGTGGGAAAGTCATCGTTTTCGGCATGACGCCCCGATCTCTGACACTCGACCGTCTGCGCGGGGCCGCCTGTCGTGCCCGTCGATGGTGAGGTGAGCGACGAGCTGCGACCGCCGCCCCAGCTCGCTTGCTGTCTCTCTGCTGGCCCCGCGCGCCTGCCCGTGTGTGTTCGCATGCATCGCCCCCACCATCGTCTCTATGGGCCGCTATTCGCTGCGTGTTCATCTCAGGTGAACAGGAGCGGCTAGACGTGGCGCGGCTCGCGAGCGACTGAGTGCACCCGAGTAGCCCGGTCAGGTGCAAAGGGCCGTACCAACAGCGCGTAATCGCTCGGCGGCCCCCCGGCAGTGCCATAGACGCCTTCGCACTCGCGAGGTCACTGTATGCCTGAGTCTGTCCCTCTCATCGTCGAGTATCGACCGCTTGACGCGCTGATCCCGTATGCGCGCAACGCCCGCACGCATAGCGATGCGCAGGTGGCGCAGATCGCCGCGAGCTTGCGCGAATTCGGCTGGACGAACCCGATCCTGATCGATGACGACGGCAACGTGATCGCCGGTCACGGCCGCCTGCTCGCTGCGCGCAAGCTCGACTATGCCGACGCGCCGACGATTCGCCTGTCGCACCTGACGCCAGCGCAGCGACGCGCATATGTGATCGCCGACAACAAGCTCGCCGAGCTGGCAGGGTGGGATTGCGATCTGCTCGCGCTCGAACTCGGCGAGCTGAATGCGCTGGCGTTCGACGTGTCGAAACTCGGCTTCGCGCCCGAAGAAGTGGCCGATCTGCTCGTCGGCCCGTCGTTCGGCCCGGCGAGTGCCGACAGCCAGGGCAAGCTCGACGAGAAAGCGCCGATCGTGTGCCCGAACTGCGGCCATGAGTTCACGCGCTGATCTGCGTCTCGACTGGTGTACGCACGAAGCCGCGACGTATGCCGTGATGCACTGGCACTACTCGAAGCGCATGCCGATGCCGCCGCTGGTTCGTATCGGCGTGTGGGAGCGCGAGCGCTTCGTCGGCTGCGTGCTGTTCGGTCGGGGTGCTTCGCCCATGCTCGGCGCGCCCTACGGTCTGTCGCAGCTCGAATGCTGCGAGCTGGTGCGCATCGCATTGACGGCCCATACGGCGCCTGTGTCCCGGATCGTCAAGCTGGCGATCCGGCTGCTGCGTGAGAACTCGCCCGGTCTGCGCCTGATCGTCAGCTTCGCTGACGCGACCCGGGGCCACCACGGCGGCATCTATCAGGCCGGGAACTGGCTGTATCTCGGCAAGACCGCCGCGAGTGTCGAGTATTTCCACGACGGGCGCTGGAAGCATCAGCGCGAAGTCAGCGGCGGGGCCTTCGGCGGGCAACGCAAGATCGCCGACCCGACCGGGCTGCCGAAGCGCCGCACCGAAGGCAAGCATCGATACGCGATGCCGCTCGACGATGACATTCGCGCGAAGCTCGCGCCGCATGGCTTGCCGTACCCAAAACCTCTTTCGCGTGAGAAGCAAGCGATGGCCGATTCCATCGGCACAGCGGCAGTGTAACGCTGACCCTCACGCTCCATCTTTGCAGGTGTCCCCATGCTCGATCGTGAACGCAAGCGCACGCACCCGCGCATCACGCAAGGGCAGCTTGTGCCCTTCGAGCCGACGCACGATCAACGTATGACCGTGCGCATCATGGCCGCGTGCGGGATGAAGATCGACATGATCGTGCAGCAGATCACGAACCCCGATACGGGGCTGGCGATCGATGCCAAGACCTTGCGCAAATACTTCGCGAAAGACCTGAAAGACGGGCGCGAAGTCGCTAACGCAATGGTCGCGCAATCGCTGTTCAAGAAAGCGATCGGCAATAGTCCCCAAGCGGTGACCGCGTGCATCTTCTGGCTGCGCAGTCAGGCAGGTTGGCTTGCGCCGGATTCGATCGAGATCAGCGGCAAGGACGGCAAGCCGCTGACCGGGGCCGAGCGTCAGCAGCTCGTCGTGTATCTCCCCGACAACGGACGCGACGCGGCGAACGGGAAGGGCGATGGTCCGCAGATCGTCAAGCGGCGCGGCTGAGAGGCGGCTTGAACCGCAAGTCGGCCCGCAATCGCTGTTCCTCTCGACGCCCGCCGACATTGCGATCTACGGCGGTGCCGCCGGCGGCGGCAAGTCGTTCGGCTTGCTGCTCGACCCGCTGCGCCATGTGCTGACCGTGCGCGGGTTCTATGGCGTGTTCTTTCGCCGTACCACGACGCAGATTCGCAACCCCGGCGGGCTGTGGGATGAGTCGCAGGCGATGTATATGCCGCTCGGCGCGAAAGCGCGCCAGCACGAACTGGAATACATGTGGCCTGCGGTTGGCTCGAAGCTCAAGCTGGCCCATCTCGAACATGAGATGAGCGTGTATGACTGGCAAGGCGCGCAGGTGCCGTTCATCGGGTTCGACGAGCTGACGCATTTCACGCGCGCACAGTTTTTCTACATGCTGTCGCGCAACCGTTCGACGTGTGGCGTGCGCCCCTACGTGCGCGCGACGACGAACCCGGACGCCGAATCATGGGTCGCCGAGCTGATCGACTGGTGGATCGATCCGCAGACCGGGCTACCGATCGACGATCGCGCAGGGGTGTTACGTTGGTTCGCGCGCAAGGATGACGTGATCGAGTGGGGTGACAGCCGCGACGAGCTGATCGACCGGCTTGGGTCGGACTGTCTCCCGAAAACGCTCACCTTCATTCCGGCGCAGGTGTACGACAATCCGGCGCTGCTCGCGAACGATCCCGGCTATCTGGCGAACCTGCAAGCGCTGCCGTATGTCGAGCGCATGCGCCTGCTCGGCGGCAACTGGAAGATCAGGCCGAGCGCCGGTCTGTACTTCCGACGCGACTGGGTGAGCGTGATCGACGTTGCACCCGCGAACATGGATGTGGTGCGTTACTGGGATTTAGCCGCAACCGACAAGACGCAAGACAACGATCCGGATTGGACTGTTGGCGTCAAGCTCGGCAAGTACCGCGACACAAATCGATGGTGTGTGCTGCACGTGTGCCGCCTGCGCGGATCGCCTGCAAAGGTCGAAGAAGCGATTCGGAGCATTGCAGTGCAGGACGGCGCGCGTGTGCGTATCGGCTTGCCGCAAGACCCCGGACAGGCTGGCAAGGCGCAAGCGCGCTACATGGTCGGAGCGCTGGCCGGGTTCGCGGTGACTGCGCGGGCCGAGCGCGGCGACAAGATCACCCGGTTCGGGCCGTTCTCTGCGCAGTGTGAAGCAGGCAACATCGATTACGTTCGGGGGCCGTGGCTCGACGAGCATTTCAATGCGCTCGAAGGGTTCCCCGACGCACTGCACGACGACGACGCCGACGCGAGCGGCGGGGCGCTTGGCATGTTCCTCGATTCGCGCATGGGGTTCCTCGATTACTTCGGTAGCATCGTCGCCGAGAAGCGCGCGCGCGAGGAAGCCGCGCAGGCACAAGGCAACGTTGTGCGGATTCGCTGATCGGCGTGCCGCGCGGCCAATGAGAAGGTTCTTCGCGGACTGCCGTGAATGTCGCTTGCCGACCCGGTTGAGTCACCCGAGTCAGCATAGATGCCGGTCCGCTGTATCACCGCTATGAGACGTTCGCAGCAGCAGTGCCGCTCGCTAACACTAACACCCTCCCGCGCAACTTGAACGACATCAGCTTACAACGGTCTTGTCGAGTACGCCGCGCCACTCCTTGTTCATGGAGGAAAAAATCGGCTCAAAATAATCATCCGGAAATTTCGCGATCTCGCCGAACTGATGGGCGGCATCCATAAGCACTATAAGACCAGTGGAAAAAATGGACTGCACGAACGTGGGATCGTCATCCTGCTTGTACACCATACTGCTATCGCCCTGATGTCGAAAAGCGAGCACTGCGAGGTCGTTATGTGAAAAGCCGCAAAGCATCGCGTAGGGGCCGACGAGATGAAAAAGACCAGTATCGCCAAATTCCTGACTGATCTTCTTCGGGCGATACTTTTCGGCATGTAGTGACTTGAACTCCAACAGACAAGTATCGAGCCGCTTCTTGACTGGCAGCTTCGCTTCATCGGGAATGCTCGGATCGGCAAGTATTCCCTCGTAGACGCGTTTTTCCCCGTGCAGTTTGTCGTAACGCAACTGATTTACGTAGCCACCATTCGTCTTTAGCTTTCGCATGACAACTAGCGCTTCGATCATCGAGCGAACGTGCGTAGCCGCATGTGTGCTCATGTGAGCATTTCCGAGCCGCAACGCAGCCTCGAATTGTTCTGCGATTGTCAGCACCAGCGCCACTCGCATACGGTCGGGGCCTCCCTTCGGCGGTCGAGAACGCACTATGAGGTTTCGCATTCCGGCCAGAATTCGCCCCGACGTGTTAAGAAGATCAACGACTTTTATCGTGTCCATTCCTGTTCCTTTGGGCGACGCCAAATAGGTCGAATGACCCAGACACGTCGCGTTTCAGCCATATTTTACCGTCGATCAGACGTCGCTTCTTGGCCAAACACCGACAGTCTTCCTCGCGTTCCCAGTAATTTGCGAAGAACCAATGAAAAGGCCCGCTCGATGGCGGGCCTCATGTCTTATGGGAGCTGTGCGTGCTATTCGTGCAGTCCGCGATTGTCGAGCGTCGCATTGTGCAGGGTTGTGCTCACCACTTCCGCGGCTGGCAGGATGACCGCGCGCACGACGTAGCCGATGCTGATAGCAAGGGCGAGGATCAATGCGACGCCGATGATCAGCTTCACGTCAGGCTCCCGTCTTGATCAGGAACAGCTCGAAGAAAGCGGGATGCATGCCGCGCTCGCTGCCTTCCCATTTCTGCCACGTGCGCTTGTCAACGTGCACGACCTTCGCTGCTTCAGGTTGAGTCAGGCTGAGGCTGAGGCGGATCGCGCGCAGCTCAGCGCCGGACGGCGAGACGACGAGGCCGTCGCGGAAATACTCGGTGTGTGCGTGATGCTTGGACATGACTTACTCCATGCGCCCCGAGAGGCGGTAGAGGCTGTGCGCGATGTTGTCGCGCACGATCGCCGATTCGTCGGCGAGGATCGGATCGAGCTTCACGAACTCGCGTGCAGCGTCCATCGTGCGTAGCTTGCCGGTCTGCACCAGCCACGCGTGATAGTTCGCGAGCATGGCGGCAGCTACTTCGTCGTATTCACGCATGATCAGCTCCGCTTCTGCGCCCAGATCAGCGCGACGACCCAACCGATGCCGGACCACCCGAGCAGCAGGTTAGTGGTGAAGATGGCGCGCAGGTCGCGATGGTCTGCCTTGTAGGCGACGATCGACGGTGCGAAGTACAGCGCAGATAGAACGGCAATCGTGGCGATGCCGGACACGATGCCGTTGAGTGCTTCCATGGTCATGGTGTTCCCCTGTGTGTCGTGACCATCACTGATCGTCGGCCGCCGCGAACTCAGCGGGCGTGCCGACCCACATGCGCGGGTCGCGCTTGTGGATCGTGATGCGATAGCCGTACATCGGCAGGAAATTCGCGACGATCTCGCGCTGTGCGATTTCGAACTTGTCGCGCCCCATCCATTCGGTTGTGAACACGTGCGCCGGGCGGCCGGAGTTATCCCGGTCGAGTGCAACGCTGATTCTGTATTCGAACATTTTTCGGTCTCCTTCGTAATTTAGCCGGATCGGCTGGGGCACCAACCTGCGCCCAATGGGCGTGGTCTGGAAGTTGGGATAAACCCCTGCCCAATGGGCGTGTCTTAGCGAGGTGCTTAAATGCCTGACACGAAGGGCGCGAAGGTGTCGCCGCTCGCTCCCGGCGTGATCACGCGTGCTGCGCAAGCGCTGCGCTACGTTGTCACGGGGCGCGCGCCGCAAGGTGTGCAGACCCCGCAGGGCACGACGCAGGCAGGCGTCGCGCACCCCGTCAATACCGTGATCACGGGCGTCGGGCCTGAGAACTTCATGGGGCCGCTGAACCCGATTCAGCCGGTCGCGCAGGACCAAGCATGGGGCCGACGATACGATTACCCGGTCGGCTATAACCAGCGCTTCACGCCGCGCGCCGACGAGTTGATCGACTTCGGCACGCTGCGCATGCTGGCCGACACTTGGGATTTGCTGCGCATCGTGATCGAGACGCGCAAGGATCAGCTCGACCAGCTCGACTGGCAGGTGCGCTATCGCAATCAGAACACGACGCCGGACAAGCGCTGCGACGAGATCACGGAATTCTTGATGTACCCCGATCGCGTCAATACGTGGTCCGATTGGGTGCGCATGGTCATCGATGACCTGTTCGTGATTGACGCGCCGTGCGTGCTGCCGCGCCTCACGCGCGGCGGGCAGCTCTACGCGCTGGAGATCATGGACGGCGCGACGATCAAACCGCTGTACGACGTGCAGGGGCGGATTCCGATGCCGCCCGATCCGGCCTACCAGCAGATCATCAAGGGCTTGCCCGTCGTTGACTACACCTACGACGAACTGATCTATCGACCGCGCAATCGGCGCTCATGGAAGGCGTATGGCTATTCGCCGGTCGAGCAGATCGTCGTGACGGTAAACACCGGTATCCGCCGCAATCTCGCGACGTTGCAATACTACACAGAAGGCTCGATTCCCGATTCGATCGTTGGTCTGCCCGACACGTGGAACAGCGAGCAGATCAGGCAGTTTCAAGAGTATTGGGACGAGCTGCTGTCGGGTAACACTGCCGAGCGGCGCAAAACCCGATTCATGCCAGGCGGTGGGCATTACATCGAGACGCGCGAGCCGGGCCTGAAAGACGAGTTCGACGAATGGCTGGCCCGCGTCGTCTGCTACACATTCAGCGTCGAGCCGACGCCGTTCATCAAACAGCAGAATCGCGCGACCGCGCAGACCGCGCGTGAACAGTCGATCGCCGAAGGTCAGGCCGCGCTGAAGAAGTGGCTGAAGTTGATGATCGACGGCGTGATTGCACGCTACTGGAAAGCGCCTGATCTCGAATTCGTGTGGAATGAAAACGTCGCGGTCGATCCGCTGCAACAGGCGCAGATCGATCAAATCTACCTGATGAATCAGGTCAAGATTCCGAACGAGGTTCGCGAAGATTTGGGCCTTGAACCGCTCGACACACCCGAAGCCGATCAGGTGCTGCCGCGCCCGCAGGGTGTCCAGGGATTGAAGCCCGACGAGGACGACGGCGGCGGGCGCGCGCCCCGGCGTGGTGACGATAGCGACAACACGACCGAGAAGGCCGTGCGAATCGAAAAAAAAAAGACCGCGTGATCCGGCTGGTGATGCCTGATCCGGAGCGCCGAGAGGTCACGGTTCAGCGCGCACGCGTGAAGCGAATCATGCAGCGCTTTCTCACCGAACAGGCGCATACGCTGGCGCGGCAGGCCGCGCCGAAGCTCGAAGCGCTGCGCGCGAAGGTGTATAAGGCCGCGCGCTCCGATGACGATGACAGCCCCGACGCGGGCCAATCGTTCGACGAAGCGACCGCCGCTGCTGCCGCCGACGAACTCACCGACGACCTTGACTGGTCGTCGTTCGAGACGCTACCCGATGAAATTTTCGATCCGCTCGAACGCACCTATCGCGGTGCGCGTTCGGCTGCGGTGATCCAGATCGGCGAGGTTCGCGATGGTCTGTCCGGAGATGCGGCCCGTAGCGCAGTCAATTTTGACGTGGTGAACAGCGCCGCTGTCGATTGGGCCGACGCGCGTGCCGCCGAGATGGTCGGCATGAAGCGCGTGGACGGCGAGCTGGTGCCGAATCCTGATGCGCGTTGGCGTATCGACGATGCGACGCGCGAGGCCATCCGATCGCTTACGCAGGATGCGTTGCTCGAAGGCTGGTCGGCCGAACAGTTCACCGATCAGATCGTCGATAACGCGGCATTTGGTTACGAGCGCGCAAACATGATCGCGCGGACCGAAACCCGGCTCGCGAATTCGAACGGCACCGTCGATGCGTGGCGCGAGGACGGTCGCGTCGAGAAAAAGGGCTGGTCTACCGCGCAGGACGACAAGGTGGAAGAAGTCTGTCAGGCCAATGAGGCCGCTGGCGATATTCCACTCGATCAGGCGTTTCCGAGTGGCGACGACGCGCCGCCCGCTCACCCCAACTGCCGCTGCGTGATTGTCGGCACAACCTATGCGAATGACGAGGACGAATCATGAGCATGAATCTGTTTGTTCCGCTCACGAAGGTGGACGTTGAAAAACGGCTCGTCTACGGCACGCTCGCAGCCGAAGAACTCGACCGCTCGGGCGAAGTGCTCGACTACGCGTCGAGCAAGCCGCACTTTCAGGCGTGGTCGTCCGACATTGCGAAGGCGACGGATGGCAAGTCGGTCGGCAACTTGCGCGCAATGCACGGCAAGGTCGCGGCAGGCAAGTTCACCGATTTGCAGTTCGATGATGAAGCGAAGCGTATCGAAGCCGTTGCGAAGGTGGTCGACGATACCGAATGGAACAAGGTACTCGAGGGCGTGTATACGGGTTTCTCGATCGGCGGCAAGTATGGCAAGACTTGGGACGATCAGGGGCATCGTCGTTACGAGGCGATTCCCGCCGAAGGTTCCCTCGTCGATTATCCGTGCATTCCGTCCGCGACGTTCAAGGTGGTGAAGTCGGACGGCAGCGAAGAAGTCCGCAAGTTCACAGCCGCGACCGAAGCAATCGAAGCGGTCGATCAGCTCGCATCGCTGCTCGATCAGGGCAAGCTTGATCCGCGCGAGCTGCTGCGCATCGCCATGACCGATCTGCAAAAACGCGAGTTCGGCCAGGACAAGCACGATGACCCGGCGACGGCGACCGCCGTACAGAAAACCGATGAGGGTGACACCAATGAGGGCGCCGTCGACGACAAGGGCGGCGCGACCGATGGTGCCGACGATAAGCCGGGCGATGACAGCGGCGACACCGCCGCTGCCGCAAAGACCGCTGCGGCGGATGCGCTCGCGAAGGTCGGGCGGCGCAATAGCGCATCGGATCAAGGGTTCCTGCAAGACGCACACGACGCGCTGGTGAAGGCCGGCGCGGTGTGCTCGAAGGTGGACGGTGATGACGACACCGGCCAGATCGATGACGATTTCGCGCTTGCCGCTGGCGTCGATGAGCTGTGCAAGGCCGCAGGTCTCGAACCCATCGAAGGCGATAGCGCGATGGAGAAAGCCGCGCAGCTCGTCGTGTCGCTTGCGAAAGCCCATGCGCGTATCAAGGAACTTGAAGCGATGCCCGCGCCGACCAAGGGCGTGCTCAAGGCCATGACGAAGGCCGCTGACATGACCGTCAACCAAAACGCGACGGACGCCGACTTGGAAGCCGAACTCGAACGCGCAGCCAAGGCGCAGGTCGATGGCGATCCTATCCCGATGGTGAAGTTCATCCACAAATACGGTGCGCGCGCTCTTCGCCCGAACGGGCCTATCGCGAGCAAATGACCCACCCCTAACCCGCTTCTGTTTCTCAGGCCGCGCCGCGCCCCGTAGGCGCGGCTTTCTTTTTTGGGAGCCACAAAAATGGGTTCGCTCAACATGCAGGAACTGCAAGCGCTGGTCAAAGCCGCGCTTGCGGCCGACATGGGCGTGCCGCTCAACAAGGCGAACACGGTTACTACCGCAACCGGTCTCGTCTCGTATGACCTGCAAGCCCCGGCCAAGAATCTTTACCCCGTTCTCACGCCGATTCGGAACTCGCTGCCGCGCGTGCAGGGTCGAGGCGATACGGCCACGCGCTGGAAGGTGATCCGCGCGATTCAGGGTTCGGGCTTCGACTCGATTGGCTTCGTGCCCGAGGGTCAGCGCGCGGGTCGCATGAGCTACAGCGCCGTCAACGCGCTTGCGGCCTACGCGACGCTTGGCGAAGAAGAAAGCGTGACCTTCGAAGCCGAAAGCGCGGGCCGCGAGTTCGAGGACGTGCGTGCGACCGCTGCAATCCGCCTCCTTCAGAAGATGATGATGAAGGAAGAAGATGCCATTCTCGGCTCGAATCTGTCGATCGCGCTCGGCACGCCCGCCGCACCGACCGTATCGAGCGCGGGCACGGGCGGTACGGTCGGCGCTGGCACGTATAACGTGATCGTCGTCGCGCTCGCTTATACGGCCTATCGGGTTGCGGCCGTCTCGGCGTCCGGCGTGCCGACCAGCTCGACGATTACCGGTGCGGACGGCCAGACGTTCACGCTGAATTCTGGCAGCTCGAACAAGTCGGCAGCGACGAGCACTGGCGCACTCAGCGGCAGCACCAGCACGATCAGCGCGAGCGTCGCGCCCGTGGCGGGTGCGGTGGCCTATGCATGGTACGTCGGCACGACCGGTAATGAAACGCTCCAGGCCATCACGACTATTAATAGCGTGAAGCTGACGAGTCTTTCGACCAGCAACCAGAACGCCAGCGCGATCACGGCGGACTGCTCGCAAAACTCGCTCGGCTTCGACGGCCTGCTGTCGTGGGCGCTGAATCCGACGAACGGCGCGTATGTGAACACGTTCGGCACGGGCACGGCGGGCACGGGCGTGTATCTCACCGCATCGAGCCGTGGCTCGATCAACGAGATGGATACCGCGTTCCGCTCGATGTGGGATCTGTACCGCGTTTCGCCGGACCTGATCTATGTCAACGCTCAGGAGTATCAGAACATCTTGGCGAAGGTTCTGAACTCGACGAGCGGGCCGCTGCTGCGTTTCAACACCCAATCGCGCGAGCCGTATGCGATTTTTGCGGGCGGCTCGATCGAAGCGTATTTCAATCCGTTCGCGGCGAACGGCGGCTACAAGGTGCCGATTCTGATCCACCCGACGCTGCCGCCCGGCACGATTCTGTTCTGGACACAGAACCTGCCGATGCAATACCAGAACAACGAAGTGCCGCAGGTCGCGGAGGTGCACTTGCATCGCGACTACTACGAGATCGACTGGCCGCTGAAAACGCGTGCCTACGAGATGGGCGTGTACGCCGAAGAAGTGCTCGCGGTATATGCCCCCTTCGCGATGGGCGTGCTGAACAACATCGGCAACGGCTGATCGCGTGCGACAGCGCCGCCCCGCAACGGGCGGCGCTTTTCTATTGCGGAGACGGACATGGCACTGGTTCGAATGAAAGCGCCCGACTGGCTCACGTCGATCTCGATCGCTGGCGTTGCGCGCGAGATCAGGAAGGGGTTCGTCGAGGTCGAAGAAGAATTCGTTGCAGAGGCGCAGGCACACGGTCTGACGCTACACGATGACGCTGGCCTCAATCCTGCATGGTCGGACGGCAAGGACGTGTCGCAGTAAGCGAGGGTCAACATGGCCGCGAATGACCTCACGACGCTGGATAACGTGAAGCGCTGGTTGAAGATCACGACGACGAGCGACGACGCGCTGCTGTCGAGTCTCATCACGGCGGCGAGTCAGTACATGGAAACCTACTGCGACCGTCAGTTTGTGCCGCAGCAGTTCACGGAGATTCGCGACGGCAAGGGCACGACCGGCATGAGCTTCGCGCACTACCCGGTGACGGCGATATCGAAAGTGATGATCGGCTCGCTTGTCATCCCGCCTGCACCGCAGCCGGGCGATCCCGGCTACCCCGGTGTCGGTTACGTGTTCAGCGCGACGCGCATCAAGCTACAGGGCTACTACTTCTGGGCCGGTGTCGCGAACGTCGAACTGATCTATACAGCAGGCTATGTCGCGATGCCCGCCGATCTGGTGCAGTGCTGTAATGAACTTGTCGGCTTGCGCTATCGCCAGCGTGATCACGTCGGCCTGATGGGCGCGACGAGCGTAGGCGGTCAGCATATCGGTTATGACGATGCCGCGCTGTCGCCTGCTCAGGCCGTGATTCTCGGCCAATACAAGCGTGTGGTGCCGCTGTGATCTTCGAAAGCGAGGTTCGCGGCGATCAGGCGGTGATCGCACATTTCCGCGCGATGCCCGACAGGCTACGCGCTGCGCTGCGCAGGGCGATCTATGACGACCTGATCAAGCTACAGCGACACATCGTCACGCAGAAACTGGCGGGCCAGGTATTGAAGCGCCGCACCGGCACGCTGGCGGCGTCGGTCACGCTGGGGCAGATCATCGAGGATGCGAACGCAATTACGGGCATGATCGGCCCGAATGTGCCGTATGCGCGGATTCTCGAATATGGCGGCACGATCAAGCATCCGGGCGGCACGGCGTACCTGCCGACCGCTGGCGGCTATGAATTCATCTCGAATCGCGCGGCGGCGCTGCTGCCGAACCTGCCGCGCACCAAACCGCATTCGATCCCGATCCCTGCGCACCCGTACATGCGCAGCAGCCTTGCCGACATGCGGCAAACCATCCTCGATGACTTGCAGCGCGCCGCAGTAGGCGCGATGAAAGGTACGTGATGAGCATCCAGCGCGAACCGATCTATGCGGCGTTGTTCGCGCTTGTGCAGGCCGCTGTCACATCCTACGCGGTCACGATCGCGCGGCGCTTCCAGCTCGCGTCGCAGGTGCCGCCGGTCGAGCAGCCCGCCGTGTTCCAAGTCGAGAAGTCCGAGCGCATCCAGCACGAACGGCGCGGCCTGCCGAAGAAGTATTGGCTGTCGGTCGATCTCGTCGTGTACGTGCAGGCGGGTGATTCCGCGTCGGTGCCGTCGCAATTGATGAATCAGATTCTTGATGCAATCGACGCGGCGCTCGAACCGTCGCCCGGTGACCCGATGAATGTTCAAACGCTCGGCGGGCTTGTCGAGCACGCATGGATCGAGGGCGAGGTGTTGATCGTTGAAGGCACGTTGCAGGATCAGTCGGTCGCAATCGTGCCAGTGCAGGTGTACGTGACCGGCTGAGTTCGACTGAGAAATTTCCATCGCCTCGAAGGGCGGCCTTAACAGGTCGCCCTTTTTTCATTTGAGGAGCGACAACATGCAAACCCTTTTCGGCGCGGGTGCCATGTGGGGCACGCCGCTTACTGACGCGGTGGGGAATCCCGTCAGTAACCCGACGCCTGTTCGCTTCGGCGTCGCACAGGAAATTTCCATCGACATTGATTTTTCGACCAAGGAACTCTACGGCACGTTGCAGTTCCCGGTCGCGGTCGGCCGCGGTACGGCCAAGATCAGCGGCAACATCAAGAATGCGCAGATCAACGGGCGCGCGTGGGCGTCGCTGTTCTTTGGTCAATCGATGACGACGGGCATTTTCGCCGACGTGCTCGATACGACCGGCTCGTTGATCCCGATGACTGGCCCCTATACGATCACGCCGACCGTGCCCGGCTCGGGCACGTGGGCCGCCGATCTCGGTGTGCTCGACACCAACGGCAATCCGATGCAGGTCGTCGCGAGCGCCCCCGCGAGCGGCCAATACTCGGTCAGTGCTGGCGTGTATACCTTCGCCGCTGCCGACGACGGCAAGCGCGTATTCATCAACTTCCAATACACGGGTACGAGCACCACCGCGCCCGATCTGCTGGTGACGAGTCAGCCTTTGGGCTACACGCCGACCTTCGCGCTCGACGTGTACCTGCCTTATCAGGGTAGCTCTGTGACCGCGCACCTGTTCAATGCTGTGGCGTCGAAGCTCGCGATTCAAACGAAGCTCGACGACTTCGTGATCCCGCAAATGGATTACACGGCGTTCGCGGACGCGCAGAACCGCGTGATGCAGATTGGTACGAGCCAGTAAGGGGGCGACGATGGCCGATCTCATCAAGGGGGTAAGCGTCACGCTCGGGGCGGACACGTATGTGATTCCGCCGCTCAATTTCCGTATGTTGCAAGACCTCGCCGACGAGATCGCCGTTGTCAACAAGGGCGGTTCGTTCGTTTCCGATGCGAACACGCGAGCCGCTTTCGTCGCGGTGATCCTCGCGAGCATCCAGCGCAATTACCCCGACGTTTCTCACGATCAACTGCTCGAAGTGCTCGACGTGGCGAACGCGCAAGCGGCGATGTTTGCGCTGCTCGGCGTGTCCGGTTTCGAGCGCAAGGTCAAGGCGAACGGCGAGGCGACGCCCGTGGGGGAATCGACTGGCACGGCATCTACAACGACCTAGCGCTCGCGTTCGGTTGGTCGTGGGAATACATCGACGAGTGCATGACCGTGCCTCGCTGGAACGCGATTCAACGTGCATGGGAATCAGCGCCGCCCGTGCACATGATGATCGCCAACTTCTTCGGCTACAAGCGGCGCAGCTCGATTGACCAAGAGTCGCTTATCGCGGCCTTGATGCAGTCCCCGCCTGAAGGAGTCGTCGTAAATGGCTGACGATCAAATCGACGTCAAAGTTCGCGCCGACACCAAGCAGGCAACCGATGCCGAAGTCACGCTCGCCGACGTGACTGAGGAAACGTCGAGCCGGATGCAGGCCGCGCTCGAAGCGCTGCGCGTGCGCTCCGAACGTGTGTCGGAGCGCGTCTCTGAAAACTTCAGGGAAATGGCGCATCACGCGCGCGAGTCTGCGACTGAGATGCAGGAGCATCTCGAAAAGATCGAAGGCCGCTTGAACGCCTTTTCGAAGTTCGCGACGACGATCGGCGAGGTCGCGATTGCGGGAGCTGTTGGCGATTGGGCCATCGAGCAGGTCAAATCGATCGGTGAATATGGCGAAGCACTCGAACACGCGTCGCAGGAAACCGGCGTCGCGATCGGCGAGCTGCAAAAACTCGACTACGTTGGCCGCGCAACGGGTTTGACCGCTGACGAAATGACCCGATCGATGGGGCTGCTGTCCCGTCGCTTGGCTGAGGCACAGGGCGGCGCGAAGCAAGCCGCAGAAGCCCTCGCGCTCGTCGGCATCAGAGCCGATGAGATCAAGGGCATGTCGCTTGACGAGGCGATGCGCCGCGTTGCCGAAGCGTTCAAAGCGCACGCGGACGGTGCGAATAAAGCGGCGCTCGCAATGGAGCTGTTCGGGCGCGGTGGCCTGCAAATGGTGCCGCTGCTCGATCGCGGCGCGGAAGGATTCGACGAACTCAGCCAGCACGCGCAAGAGGCAGGCGCGGTGATTGATACCGAAACCGTGGAAGCAATGGCGCGGCTCGGTCAGCACATCAACATCCTCGAGGCGGACGCATCAGCAGCAAGCATGACTTTCAAAGGTCAGCTCGCGGTGGCGTTCGACACGGTTGTCCAGTCGCTTGACGACATGATCAAAAACGGCACGGGCGCGAAGGAAGTAATGAACGCACTCGGCGAAGGCATCAAAGGCGTCGTTACGATCGTGATCGGCGCAGTGACCGCGCTGAATCAGTTCACTGATCTCCTGAATGGCATCGCGCGTGCTGCGAACGATTTCGGCAAAGGAAATTTCAGCGAGGCTGCGCGCGACGTGGCAGACGGCTGGAACAAAGCGCGCAGCGAAGGCGAAGGTTTCCTCAAGACCTACGATCGTATCTGGCACGCCGAGCATAAAACGGAGGGCGAGCACGAAGGCGGCGGTCATCGCCCCGACTTCGGCGTCGTGCATCGCGGCGGCGGCAGCAGCAGTGCGCGCGGTGAGGCCGCAGTCGCTGCGGCCGAAGCGGCTGCGAAGCTCGCCTATCTCAAAGAAGTTTTGCAGGAGGAAGCGCGCGCGAATCAGGACGCCTATCGCTCGGGCGCGATCGACCTGCGCCAGTATTACGAGCAGCGCGAAGCGATCGAGCGGCGCGGCCTGCAAGGCGAGATCGTCGCGAAGCAAGCTGAGAGGGCGACGCTCGAAGCGATCAGGCCGAAGGACGCGAACGAGGCTTTGCAGCTCAAGGCGAAGATGATCACGGTCAATGGTCAGCTCGCCGTGCTCGATCAAAAGCTCGCTGACTCGTCGATCCGCAATGCACGTGAATACACGCTCGCGCTGCGTGATCAGAATGACCAGTTGCAGCGCATCGCCTTGCAGAAGGGCGTGAACGTCGGGCAGCAAACCATCGCGCAGGAGAAAGCGATTCTCGACGAACGCGTGGCGCTCGGGCAGCTCAGTGTGCGTCAGCAATTGCAGTCCGAAACCGATCTCGAAAACGAACGCTTTGCGCTTGTGCGTGACGAGCTGTCGCGCGAGATCGAGCTGGCTCACAACAAGCCTGTCGAGCTGGCGCGCATCAATGCGTCGATCGAAGAAGCCGAAGCCGAGCATCAAACCAAATTGACCGAGCTGGCGGCGAAGGGCGTGCAAGACCAGATGAAGTATCAGGTCGAAGCCACGCAAGCGGTTGACGATTCGATCTCGACCATGTTCGAGCACATCGCCGAAGGTCACGAATCGCTGCACAAGATCTTGATGGACTTCTTCAACGACCTGGACCGGCAAATCAGCCGGATCATGGCGAAGGGTCTTACCGAAAACCTGTTCGGCGGTGGCACTGAGGGCGGCGGCTGGTTGCAGTCGCTCATGTCGCGCATCTTCGGCAATACCGGCGTCAACACGACGCCCGGTGCGGGCAGCGTGACCGGTAGCGGCGCGGCGGCGCTCGGCGCAAGCGGTGTATTCAAGGGCCTTGGCGGCGCGGGCGGCGCGCCGCTGACCGGCATCACCAGTAACAGCATGACCGTCGCGACGATGCAGACCGGCGCGGCGAACATCCCGACCGCGACCGTCGCCACGATGACCGTCGCGAACCTGATTGCGCCCGGCGGCAGTAGTGGCGATGGTGGCTTCGGCGACATGCTCGGCGGGCTGTTCGGTGGCGGCACGAACAGTTACGCGTTTTCTCTCGCGGGCACGGGTATCCCCGACATGACGGAAGCCGCGACGAGCGGCGCGGGGATGGCGCTGCCTGCCGGACTCGGCGGCATCGGCGCGGGCATTCCGATGTATGCGCAGGGCACAGGCTACGTGCCCGAAACGCAGCTCGCCATGGTGCACAAGGGTGAGGCAATCATTCCGGCCCGATACAACCGGGCGAGCAGCGGGTCTGTCGTCGTCACGAATCACTTCCAGCTCGGGCAAGCCACCGATCTGCGCACCCAGACGCAGATTGCGACGCTCGCCGCGTCGTCGCTCGGTCGGGCGGCTCGGAGAAACGGATGACCACGCCCTTTCTCGAAGCGCCGCGCTTTCCCGATGATCTCGCCCGATGGGCGCTCGGCGGCGTGAACTATTCGACGATCGTGATCGGCTCGACGAGCGGGCGCGAGTCGCGTAACAGCCTGTGGCAGTACGGGCGCGGTCAGTGGGATTTGCAGAATATCGAGCGTGCCGAAGGCGTCGCGGGCAACCTGTACGCGCTGCAAACCCTGCGCAACTTCTTCCGGGTCTGTAAGGGGCAAGCCTACGGCTTTCGCTTTCGCGATTTCACCGACTACACCGACGAGGGTAGCGGCATCTTTGGCTTGCCCCTGTCGTCGCTGCCTACGGGCACCGCGCCGCTCGGCGTCGGCTCTGGCGTGCCGGTCTATCAGATGTACAAGCAATATGTGGCGTCGCCGCTGGCCGACTATCGCGTGATCCAGAAGCCGTACCCCGGCAGCGTGACGATCAAGCGCAACGGCGCTACCGCAGCGGGCGCGAGTCTCGACACGACGACGGGCCTTGCGACGTTCAGCGCAGACAGCAGCAGCACGATCAGCAGCGCGAGTGCAGCGACGCAATGCGTGCTCGCGGTGGCGACCGTGCCGACTGGCGCAGTCGCAGGCAGGCTGATCTATGTCACGGGCGTCTCGGGCACGATCGGCACCGCGATCAATAGCGCGGCGTGGTCGATCGTGAACGTCAGCGGGACGAACATCACCATTGCGGCGAACACGACCGGTCTCACGGGCGGCTCGGGCGGTGTCGCGGCGATGTATCCGCAGGCATCCGACGCGCTGACGTGGACCGGCCAATTCGATACGCCGTGCCGTTTCGCGACGGATGCATTCGAACCCGTGTTCGACGCGGGCGGGCTGTACAGCTTCCAGTCGCTGAAGATCGTCGAGATCAGGCTATGAGGACGATCAGCCCGGCCCTGCTCGCGCACCTGCAAGGCGACGTGCGCACGATCGCGACACTATGGAAGATCGCGCGCACCGATGGCGCGGTGTTCACGTTCACCGATCATGACGCGCCGCTCACGGTCGGCGGGTATACATATCAGTCGGCGGCGTACACGTCGAGCGCAATCGACACGCCGAGCGACATGTCCGTGTCGAATCTCGAAGTGCAATCCGTGTTCGACAGCGCGAGCATTACGCAATACGACCTCGACGCCGGCCTGTGGAATTCGGCGCTCGTCACGATCTCGCTGTGCAATTTCATGAATCTCGCGCAGGGCACCGTGCCGATCGCGTCAGGAATTCTGGGGCAGGTCAAGATTCTGAACGGCCGCTATCAAGCGGAGTTGCGCGGCACGACGCAGATCATGCAGCAGGGTTATGGCGATCACTTCCAGCCAACCTGTCGCGCGACCTTCGGCGATTCGAAATGCACGATCAACCTCGCACCGCTGACGTTCACGGGCAGCGTGCAGGCGGTGTCTACGCTTGCGCCGCTGACGACGTGGAACGATTCGACGCTCACGCAGACCGGGCCTGTCTCGGCGTACACCGACACGCGCGGGCAGATCGTGCCGACCACGACGCCATTCCAGATTCAGGTCATCCCGCCTGACGGCGGCGCATATGCGAGCAATGCGTCGGTCACTGACATTCAGGGGAATGTCTACACCCAGGTATCGGGCAGTCCTGGCGGCAGTCAGTACAGCGTCACGGCGGGCGGTCTGTATACCTTCAACAGTTTGCAGGCCGGGCAAATGGTGTTCATCAGCTACAGCTACACCATCGGCTATTTCGCATACGGCAAGGTCAAATGGATGACCGGCCTGAACGCTGCTTACGCGATGGAGGTTCGGCAGTTCGCGCCGGGCGTCGTCACGCTGGCGCTGCCGATGGAATATGCGATTCAGGTCGGTGACACGTATCAGATCACCGCAGGCTGCGACAAGCAATTCGGCACGTGCAAGGCGCGCTGGAACAACGTGATTCACTTCCGTGGCGAGCCGTACATTCCGGGCATCGACATGGTGATCCGTCCGCAGGTGTCGTGATGGTGACACGCACAGATTTCGTCGCAGAGGCGCGCACGTGGATGCATACGCCGTTCAAGGCACAGGGGCGGCTCAAGGGCGTCGGCGTCGATTGTGGCGGCCTGGTGGTCTGCGTCGCGAAGCACTTCGAGCTGACGCAGTTCGACGTAACCGGCTACAGGCTGCGCATGGGGTCAGCACTTATGGCCTATTGCGACGCGAACATGCTGCGCATCCCGATCGAGCAGGCCGACGCTGCTGACGTGCTGCTGTTCGCGTGGAACGGCAAACCAACCCACATCGCGATCATGGCCGACCGCGATCACATCATCCACGCCTACGCGCCGAATCGCGAAGTGGTCGAGCATCGTCTAGACGATCTCATGCGCTCGCTGATCTTTCGCGCGTACCGTGTGCCGGGAGTCGTCTAAATGCAGCTCGTCCTTTCCGCCGCTGGTGCTGTCGTCGGTGGCGTGCTCGGCGGGCCTATGGGCGCGCAGATCGGCTGGATGGCTGGCGGTCTCGTCGGCGGTCTGCTGTTCCCGCCGAAGCCGCCCGCCATGCACGACCTCACCGTGCAGAACAGCGCATACGGTCAATGGATTCCGACGATCTACGCGACGTTTCGCGTAAGCGGCAACGTGATTTGGTGCAGTCCGGTCACGGTCACCGAGCAGGACAAGAAAAAGGCGCCTGTGCAGGCTGCGCAAATCTCGATGGCGATCGGTCTGTGTGCGGGCCCGATCACCGCCGTCAAGCGGATTTGGGCGAATCACAAGCTGATCTATGACATTTCGAACCCGTCGAACTTTCAAGCGATCAGCGGCTCGGAGTCGATGGTGTCGAACTTCACCGTGTATTGCGGTGACGAGGCGCAGCTCCCCGACCCGTCGATGGAATCGTATCTCGGCGTCGGCAATGTGCCTGCGCATCGCGGCCTCGCCTATGTCGTGTTCAACGGCTTGAACCTGCTGCCGTATGGCAACGTGATCCCGACTTTCGAGTTCGAGGTGACGACGCTCGGCACGAACACCTATTACTCGTCGGTGATCGAGACATGGACGCCGTTTCCCGGCCAGAGCGGCGCATACATCGCGCCGTACATCACCGCGCAGGGTGCCAAGGCATTCGCCTATCTGAACTCTGGCACCGGGCTTGTGATCGATGACATGACCGCCTACGGCGTGAAGCCTTTCCTGTCGTGGCCGAGCGCGAACCCGAACTATGGGTTTCAGGTGCGCCCCGGAAACGCGGACGTGGCGATCGCCGTCGATAACAGCGGCTATTGGGACACGGGCGGGCAGTTCCACAATTGCCCCGGCTTTGCATCCACGTCGGGCGGCATCGCGGGCGTCGGCAATAACATGTGTGTCAAGAATCAGAGCATCTACCTGACCTCGACATATACGTCTGGCTATCCGATTTACCGCGTGGACTCGATCACCGGCAACCTGCAAGCAACGAGCACGCTCACGGGGTGCTGGCAAATCATCGGCTGCTCGAATAGCTATCTCTACGCGGCCACCAACAGCGTAGGCTCGGGCGCGAACCCCGCGAACATCTATTCGGTCTATCAGTTCGACGCGCTGACGCTCGCCGCTGTGAATTCGTGGAATTACCGGACGAGCATCGGAAACACGATCGCGTGCGGCGCGATCGGCGACGATGACCACATTTATGTTCAGGTCGCGGGCGGGCTGTCGTGGGTGCTGTTTCGGCCGTCGCAGAACACATGGACGACGCTGGGTCAACTGCCGTTCAATCCCGGATCGTGCGCAGTGATCGGGCCGAACCTGTTTATGTTCACGACGGGCGGCGGTCAACCGGGCTTCATGGGTTCGACGGTCTCACTCGGCGCGCTCGTCACGGGCGTGACGGCGAGTAACGGCATGCTGCTGTCGCAGATCGTCGCGGACATTTGCAACCGCGCGGGCCTGTCGCCGTCGCAGTACGACGCATCGCAGCTCACCGATATCGTGTACGGCTACGCGGTGACGACCTACAGCAGCGCGCGCGACGCGATCAAGCCGCTGATGGATGCATATTTCTTCGATGCCGTGGACAGCGGCGGGGTGCTGCGCTTCGTGAAGCGCGGCAGCGCATCGGCAATCGTCATCCCGTGGGCTGATCTCGGCGCGGCGCGCGATCACACTGGCTCGTTCTTGCATGACCCAATCCAGCAGGCGAACGAGTTCGAGCAAGCCGCGCCGCGCTCGCTGACGTTCAATTACAAGGGAAAAAATAACGACTACCTCGACATGAATCAGCGCGCGTTCCGCTCGCTCACGCAGTCGAACCAAGATGCCGTGGTGAACTCGCCGATCGTGTTCGATGACGGCGAAGCGCTGACGCGCGCGCAGGCGATCATGTGGGCGCAGTGGCTCGGTCTGAAGAAATTCCAGTTCACCACCACGCTCGCCTATCTCGCCTACGAGCCGACCGACGTGGTTGGCATCGTCGATCAGAACGGCTATCAGCACACCGTGCGCCTGACGCGCTGCGCGTATGACGGCGCGGGCGTGCTGCAATGGGATGCCGAGCTTGAATACGTGCAGATTTACCCGGACCTGTCGCAGTTCAATGCGCGCGGCGCGCCGCCCGCAGGCTTCACGAAACAGACGATCGACTACAGCGGGCCGAGCGTACTTGCAGTGCTCGACGTGCCGCCGCTGCGTGACGCTGACACGTCGCCGGGCCTCTATCTGGCTGCGTGCGGCTACGCGTCGTCATGGCCGGGCATCTCGATCGAGGTCTCGCGCGACGGCACCTCGTACAGCACACTGACGAACGATGCACTTGCGGCAACGATCGGCATATCCACGACCGCGCTGCCGAACTTCTTGGGCGGCAATCAGCCCGACGAGTTGAGCACGGTCACAGTGCAGCTTTATCAAGGCGCACTCAGCAGTGTGGGTTACACGACGTTCCTCTCGGGCGTGAATTACGCGTACCTGGGCGGCGAGCTGATCGTGTTTCGCAACGCAACGCAGCTCACGGCGGACACCTATCAACTTTCGGGCCTGCTGCGCGGCCGGGCCGGTACTGAGTGGGCCATGAGCACGCATGCGGCGGGCGAGCGCTTCGTGTTCCTCGATTCGACGAAGCTGATCAATGAATCGATCCTGACGACCGATATCGGGAACACGCTGTATTTCGAGTATCAATTGCTGAACATTTTCTACACGCTGTCGAATCCGTTCGTGTCGCAGAAGATCACGAACGGCCGCGTTAAACCGCTGTCGCCTGCGCTGTTCAAGGCGAACCCCGGCAGCGCGGCGAGCGTGTCGGATATCTCGCTGTCGTGGCTGCGCCGCGCGCGCGTCAGCGCGGGATGGCTCGACGGCACTGACGTGCCGCTCGACGAATCGAGCGAGTCCTATCAGCTTCAAATCCTGAACGGTACGACCGTGGTTCGAACTGTCGTGGTGACTGGCCCATTCAACGCGCCGTCGGTGCCCGCGTACACGTACACGGCGGCGCAGATCACCGCAGACGGATTCACGACAGGCAACATGATCAAATTTTCGGTCGCGCAAAACAGTGATCAGGGCGTGCTCGGGTACGCCGCAACCACCAGCATTGTGAGGTAGTCATGTCGAACAGCACGACGCTACTCGATACCATCGCAGTCAACTCGGCGAACAAGGAAAGCGTCGCCAATGCGCTGTTCGATGCGGCATCGCCGGGCATGCTTTGGGGGCGTCACGCGAGCGCGTGCTCGGGCCTGACGTGGAGTTACTACGGCGGTAGTTATGTGGTCGGCTCGACCATCAATGCCATTGCGAACGGCACAGTTACACTCACAGCGAGCACGACGAACTATCTCTATGCGAACGCCACTACGGGCGCGGTGTCCGTCAATACGACCGGATTCCCGGCCGGGTCAATCCCGCTCTATTCCATCGTTGCAGGATCAACGACCGTCACGTCGTACACCGACGACCGGTCCTATATGCCGGGCGCGACGCAAGGCGCGGGCGCTGTTACGAGCGTCGGGATTTCGATGCCGGGAATTTACAGCGTATCCGGCTCGCCGGTCACTTCGTCTGGGACGATTACCGTAACGTTCAACACGCAGAGCGCGAACACGGTGTTCGCCGGGCCTTCGAGTGGTAGCGCAGCGGCCCCGAGCTTCCGCGCGCTCGTCGGTGCTGATATTCCGGTTTTCGGCGCATCCGGTTCGTCGCACGCGCCGGGCGGCGTTCCTGATCCCGGCTCGACGGCGGGTTCGACGAAATACCTTTGCGAAAACGGAACGTGGGCGGTCCCGGCGGGCGGCGGTGGCGGCGGTGGCGGAACGGTGACGGACGTTGCGGCCGTGCAAGGTATCGAAACCTCGACAGGCGCGGACATCACGACTAGCGGCACACTGCGCGCGAATCTCGTCCCGACGATCTACACGGCCGCGCACACGGTCGTCACGGGTGATCGCGGGCAAGGGATCGTGATGAATTCCGCAAGCGCGGTATCGCAAGCACTCCCCACGGCGGGCGGCTCGAATTTCCCGAGCGGATGGTTTGTCGATTTCGTGAACATCGGCGCGGGCATCATGACGCTATCGGTGCCAAGCGGCGCATCGCTCGACGGCGTGACGAATGGCACGCTCGCGCTCGCGCAATTCACGGGCACAACCGTTTTTACGGATGGTTCGAACTGGTTCAGCTTGCGCGGCGCGGCCGGCGGCAACGATCCATTCAACTATGCGAACGCGAATAAGCCGACGACGACGGGCTTTACGGCCGTCCAAAACATCACGACCAACACCGGCACGGGAACGTTGACGATTGCGAACCTCTCAAGCGGGCGCGGCTTTTCGATCCTCGCTTTGCCGTCCACGAATTCAACTGACCCGATGGTTAATTACGGGCAATCGGTTCCGGCCGGTACGAGTTGGAGCGTTACTGCACTACTGCTCGCCGATATTGCGTTCAGTTCGACGTATGCCGCTTACGGTCTCTTCATCGCAGACGGCGCGGGCAAATTCTTCCGCATGGGCCCGGTCGGCTCGTCAATCGCCCCTTGCCCCGGCGCGACTTACGACAAATGGTCGAACTTCCCCACGTCGCCTAGCTACAACTCGCGCACTGACTTCAACGGCGGCGCGTCGGCGCAAGGCACGCCGGTATGGATGCGCATCACCTACAACGGCTCGACCTTTGTTTATTCCACGTCGGCAGATGGTGAAACGTGGGCGCAGCGCTTTTCGATCAGTTCGACGGATTGGATCGGCACGCCCGCGACGTGCGGCATCAGTCTTGATGCGAACAAGAGCGGCGTCGCACATTCGTTGACGTGCTTCCACTACGTGCAAGGGTAAGGGGGTGTGTAATGGATACATTCGATCAAGCGTTCGCACTTGTCGTCGGCATCGAAGGCGGCTTCTCGACTGATCAGAACGATCCGGGGAACTGGACCGGTGGCAAAGTCGGCGTCGGCGTGTTCAAGGGAACGAAGTACGGCATCAGTGCTGCGGCCTACCCGAATCTCGACATTGCGAACCTCACGCCTGACGACGCGAAAGCCATCTACGGCAGCGACTATTGGGCCGCGTGCGCATGTGATCGCATGCCGTGGCCGCTCGCGCTGTTCGTGTTCGACTGCGCAGTGAATCAGGGAGTCGGCGCGGCCAAGATGACGCTCCAGCAGGCGCTCGGCGTCACTGCCGACGGCGTGATCGGCCCGGTGACGCTCGCTGCTGCGCAGAACGCGGACGCCGAACACGTCGCGCTGTTCATGGCGCAGCGAGGCGTCCGATACACACACTCGCCGATCTTTCCCGGTAACGGCCTCGGTTGGTTCAAACGGCTGTTTCTTCTCGCACTGAATCACGGGGGCGCAAATGGCCTGGGGTGACGTATTGACCGTGCTCGCGCGCGTTGCGCCGACGATCGCGACGGTCGCCGGTACGCCGCTGCTCGGCGGCGCGGTCGCAGCGCTCGAACAGGTGTTCGGGCTGACACCGAAACAAGATCAATCCCTTGACTCTAGGCAGGATGCTGTTGCGGCTGCAGTCTCAGGCGCGACGCCGGAACAACTCGCCGCGCTGCGCAGGGCAGATCAGGACTACGCCGCGAAGATGGCCGAACTCGGGTTCAAGGATCGCGAAGCGCTCGCGCAACTCGCCGTGCAAGAGGAACAGGCGTATCTCGCCGATGCGCAGGACGCGCGGCACGCGAACGCGGCCAATGAACGCGTGTTCTGGCTCGGGGTCGCGGTGCTCGCGACGTTCGCGGGCGTGTGCTTCGGTGCGCTGTGGGGCGCATATGCGCTCCTGACCGGCGCGCTGCCTGTCACGAACGCTGCCGTGGTGGGGATGGTGTCGGGGTTCATCGGCACCGTCATCGGCTACGTTGCGGCGAATGCAACGCAGGTCGTATCCTTCTATTTCGGGAGCAGCAAAGGCAGCGAGCTGAAAAGCGAGGCGATGAGCACAGCCTTCACGCAAGCGTTTGGCAGCCCGGCCCCGCAGGTCAAGGGAACCAATGTGCCGCGCCTCACCAGCGGCACGTAGAGCCGCAGCGGGGGTGCCATGGCACCGAATCAGCATCCGACGGCTGAGTCTGTGCGCGAGTACATCGACCAAATCGAAAAGCTGTTCGATTCTAAGATCAACACGCTGCGCTTCGAGGTCGTCACGGGCCTCGCGAACCTCAAGGAACTCAAGCGGCACGACCTCGACAATATCACCGCGCACCAGTCCGCGGTGCACGAAGAAGTAAACCGCCGCCTGTCCGATCTCGAAAAGAGTATCGAACGGCTGGATCAGGCGAACCGCGATTATGTGCTGCGCGAGGTGTATGAGAAAGATGAGGAACGGCTATATGCGGAGCGGCATGAGCAAGCGACGAACCGGGAGAATGGGCAACGGGCCATCATTATCGCGCTGATCTCCGCGCTGATCGCAGTTTTCAATACCGTAATCATGGTAGTGCTGCGTTTCGTGCACTGAAATAATTGCAAGATTTATAGGTTTTATCTTAAAAATAAAAATCAACAAGTGTCAAAGTTTGTCAGGATGGTGGACTTCGGGCTGCGATTTGGTTAAGAGTGTCGTTTTGACGTGGCATCGAAGGCAAAACAGATGAGCGACACGGAACACGCTGACTGTCCATATTTTCTCCATACCTCGCTACCGGTATATGCGATGGTGCACAAGCCGATCGATGCGCCATCGGTACTCGCTGGTTCAAACTATTGTGACAATATGCAGATGCTTTGCCAGAGGGCGCACGGCGAACGTCTCATATCCACGTATCTAAGCCCGTTGGATGCGGTAATGGGTTCGCGTGCCTTGCTCAGGGACGAGCACTACTGGCCGATTGATTTTCAGCAAGTCAATACGCACACGTTCATGGAGCAGAACGGCAGCCTGAACATAGCCATCAACTATGCCTATGCTGCTGATGGCGGCCGTCTCGTTGTCGATGAGCGAGGGCACCCACTGATGTTGTACGCAGGCGATTCGTTCACTGTGCCGCGCGAGATGTGGGAGCACTTCAGCATCGCCTTCTCTGACCATGTTGTTGATGAGATCAACAGCGCCTACGCACGCGCGGGCTTTTGGAAAATTGCAGACACGCTGGATACGATGAAAAAGTGGACGGCGGAGCAAATTGCCGATGCGGAGGAGGAGGCATTGAGTCGGATGCCACCCGTCGTATGCATCGATGATTTGAACAACGACTCAATGAGCCAGGGTGCACTCTACGATCCTGAGGCGGGCGATTGGATGTTTACTAAATTCGATTGAAGGAGCGGCAGTGAAGCGTTACTTGCTGAAGGTTGGCGACGTGTCGTCTAACGGTGGTGTCGTCATTGAAGGAATACCGAATTGCACTCATCACGGCATGGAAATAACTTTCGTAGGTGCGAGAGTGGAGTGCCGGGGGTGTAACAGTACGGGTTTCATCGTCGCACAAGGCCCGCGATGGCCACATACGATGATGGGAAAGGAACAGGCGCTCGACGGTGATATTTGCTCGTGCAAATGTACTCCACCGCCTGTCATGATCGCGTCGCAGACCACTGCGTTTCACACTTTCGAGTCGTACGGTTCACCCGATACTGGTCACTCGTCGCTTGTCGGCTCGCTGACCGACGGGTATCGAGGTGCTTTCGATGAGCGGGTTCGCGTTCTCGACGCCCAAGGGAATCCAATCGTCGGCATTCCCTATCACATCAAGACCGCAGGTGGCGCTATCTACAAAGGATTGACGGACGTTTCGGGCTACTGTCCGCGTGTGTACACCGACGACATTTCACGTCTCGATATCGCTGTCGGAATACAAGCGCTGGAGAGGTGGGAATCATGATGGAGCAACTTGTCGCGAAGGGCGACATCACGACGACCGGTGGCCGCGTCATGGGCGGCTCGTCAACGCAGTATAACGAGCAGGGCCAGACGCTCGCCCGAGACGGAGATCAAGCGACCTGCGGGAATTGCAAGGGGGTTTTTCAGATACGCGGTAGTGCGAGTACGTGGCTGGATGAGGGGAAAGCCATGGTCAAGGATTGGGACTGGGTGCTCTGCCCGTGCCGGGAAAACCGGGTGCGGGCTAGCATGAGTTCGACTTTTTATATTGCGGACGGTGGTGGCGGTAACCGCGAGGTCGCCACGTCTGCGAATGGTTTCACAAACACAAGCGCTCAAAGTTACGACGAGCAGGTTCGCATCATTGACGAGTCCGGCGTGCCGATCCGCCACATCCCTTACTTCATCACAGACGCTGCTGGAAACGTCTACAAGGGAATGACAGACGATCAGGGGATGTGCCCGCGCGTCTATACAGACGGCAGCAGTACCCTTGAGATTGCCGTTGGCGTTAAAGCATTGGAGCGATGGAAATAA